CAATGCACAATAGGGTGATCGGCCCCCTCCCACAGAGGTCTCTCTAATGTCTCGTAAGCACGAAGGCGACTTAATTATCAAGTGGAAGGTGACGCTCCCCGCCGCTCTGGCCGGACGAGTTGAGCACATGCTCCTCTCCCCTCTCCACAACAAACCCATCTACGCCTCTCGCGCCCGCCTCATTGAGGGCCTGTTGGAGTATTGGATCGCAAAGGAAAGCGGTTCCGTTCTTCCACCTCTCCCATCCCTCGAAGATTTAAGGAGCGCGGCCTAATGGCTGAAGCAACTCTCGACGTCTTGAACCTCGCCGGCAAGACGCCGCAGGAACTCGAGCAACGTCGCCGCGATATCGTGGAAGATCTCAAGAAGAACTACAAAGGCTGGGACGACCCATCGGTCCCAACTTCGCTCCTCCACGAACTCGCCGCACTGACCTCAACCCTCCGCCGCCGAACCTCTGGCCCGCCCGCCAAACCCAAGGTCCGTGCGAAGAAGGGCGTTAGCACAACCGACGATCTAATGATCGACATCTAGCCCAGCGGAGCAGAAGGGGCGGATCGGCGCTGGGAGCGTAGCCGTGAAGCCACAACAAGGGAGACCAGGGATGGTCGAAAGACACGTAAGTGAACTAACCGATCAGGAGATCGAAGCCGAACTCGCGGATCGCAAGGCGAGGAGAAAGGCCGAGGTCGAAAACAACAAGCCGGCGGTGACCGAAGTCCTACTCAAGGAAGGCGGTCAGTGGATCGTCTGGGCCGCAAACTCCGCCCGATTGGACCCCAATCATGCCGACAAGGGCGGCTACACCGCCGTCCACGCGATCAAGTTCGACGATGGCTCCATCTGGGACTGCGTCGGTGGGTGGAGGGGATGAACTGGCCTACTGCTCTCGTCATCATAACCTTCTTCATCACACTTGCTGTGATGTCGGGGACGGCCTGCAAAGGAGCCCTACTATGAACGACTCCCCCCTTCCCGCTCTCCCTCTCCCCCAGTTCACCTTCCTCTGCGGCTCCCTCGGCCAGGGGCAGGTCGAACTCATGACCGAGCTTGTCTCTCGCGACGACAATCTGATCCGCATGGACTTCACCTACCCCATCCACAACATGCTGTCGGAGCTATTTCCCGACACCTGTCCCGCCATGCTGGACCCGCTCGCAAACCTCTCCCACGGCGTCCTAGGTCATCCAACCCGCGAGGCACTAAACCACGACTTCCCTTCCCTCGGCAACGTCGACATCAATCAATTCATCATCACCATGACGACTGGTCTCCGCCTCGCCTTCGGCCCGAACTCCCTCGGTATGCTGGCCTATCGATATATCGTCCAACACGACATCCTCGACAACTTCAAGCGCGTCATCTTCACCGACGCCCTAGACGAACGAGACATCAGTCTCTTCATCACCCATTACAATGCAGAGAATGTCCTCTGTCTTCATCTCGGCGACATGGACCGCCAATACGGCACCGCCGGTCTGGCCTGCTCACACATCTGGCTCTCCGAACCATCACTCTCCCGCCGCATCTCGACGCTCGAGAAGGAACTATCCAATGGACGACCTGTCTCCGGAAACCATAATTGAACTCCCCGGCTATATCGATTCAACCATGCTCACATGCTTCCGTGGATGTGGGCAGAAGTTCTATAAGGAGTTCATCCTTGGCCGCCGTCCCCCAGGACTCTCGGTTGACCTTCACGCCGGCGCCTGCTTTGCAACAGCAGTTGAAGTCGTTCGCCGAGCTATCCATCGAGACAAGAAGTCTTATGCTGACGCTCTTCTCCTCGCCCACGCCGCCTACGCTATGTCATGGGGTGACTTTGAGATCCCGCCCGAGAAGAATACGGCGAAGACCTTTGACCGCACGTGGGAAGCGGTAGAGGACTATTTTCGAGTTAACAGTCCACTAACGGACCATGTCCAACCATACATGGCCGCTAATGGTGAGCCCACGCTCGAATACACCTTCGCCATTCCGCTCGAACCGACTATAGAAATTCACTCAACAATGTGGAAGAGAGGCGAAGACCCCACTGCTGGTTGCTTCCCTTCTCATCCGAATGGCTCACCCTTCCTCTATACAGGAAGGTTCGACATGTTAGGAGCTATGAATGGCCGTCCTATTCCCGTGGACGAGAAGACCAGTGGTCGAACAGCTGATGGGAATTGGGCAGAGCAATGGAATCTACGTAATCAGTTCCTGGGATACGTATGGGCCTGCCAGCAGTGTGGCCTCGACGTCGATAGCCTTATGGTACGGGGAACCTCCATCCTTAAAACGAAGATCGGGCAAGCTGAAGCTGTCAAGACCTACAGCACAGGTCTCCTGTCTCGGTGGCATGAGCAACTCCGTCGGGATATGTGGAGAATAAGACGCTCCTGGGACGAGGAGTATTGGGACTGGAACTTCGGCGACACCTGCACGCAATATGGGAATTGCATCTTCATGAACTCCTGCCAATCCGACCATCCGGATACGTGGCTTCAGGAGTTCGAAATCCGCACCTGGAACCCCCTTGCGAAGAACCCAGTCGGTCCGTCGCAGAGTAAGGATAAGTTCTAATGGCAGTTATATCGACACTGCGATTTCTCTCTGTCACCGACCCACGTCCCTATCCAGACCTCGAGCCGGAGGACGTGATAAACGTCGACCAGGCAGATATCCTCGTTCTCGATCAGGGGATGAGTAGCGGCCTTCCCTCCGTCGCCATCAAAGCCGATCTCCCTAACGGGGAAGTCGTCGTCATACAAACATCCGCCCGCCTCTTCTGTACCCATGCCCGAGCCATCATGGCCCGCTATCCTAGCCTATTCGAGGGAAAAGAATGACCATCGAAAGAGAGGGCGGTAACGTCGTATTCCTCTGTGACGACGTCCACTGCCAAGCCCGACATACAGAGGACAGTAAGGACTTCGCCTATACTTGGATGTCAGCGAAGAGGGCTGGCTGGGAGTCGAAGCGGATCGGTTCGGGGAAGAAAACTGAATGGGTCCACTCTTGCCCGGACTGCATTCTCTGACCATAAATGGGGGATATAAATGACCAGGCCAGAATGGCTAAGTATCATAATCATGCTCGGGTCGATCCTCTTCGTCCTGATCATGATCCTCGTCTACATCCGCTTCATGTGGAACATGCAGTGCAAGCAATGGGATATGCTCTGCGCAAAGGACCTAGCCTATGACACAGAAACGAAGCTATTCATGGGGAACGTCAAGAGTCGCGAATTTGGGATACGTGAGAGAGGAATGCTGGGAGGGGAAGACACTGGTCTATTCCCGGGAAGTGGAGATGGCGGCAAACGTGGTCCCCGCCTTCGTTGAGGCCCGGCGCCGCGTCATCGCGATGCAAATGGCCGAAGCCGGCCACTCCTACACCGACAACGAGAGCGGAGGCGTCAATTGACCACCCTCTACGACCTATCCGCCCGGCTGGACGATGCAGCAAAGCGGAACCCCGTAATCCAGCTCCATCGACTTAAGACACTCGTCTCGAGTCCGCCCTGTCTCTGTCTCGATTGCCATGAGTTCAAAAGCTATCTCGAACTCCTCGACGCAGAGGTATTTCATATCCAACTCCACACTCGCCAAGCTTGCTCAGATCGTTTTACTAAAGAACATCCTCCGAAGCCAGCCGCGCCCAAGCCTCCGTCTAAGCCATCACGAATATCAACAACAACCGACGACCTAATGACAGGACTCGACATATGACGGATCAACTACAGCCTCCTGCTGGCCTCCTCGCCGGCCCTAGTGGCTCGGGTAAGACGGCGGCCCTCGTAACCCAGCTCGCAATGGGACTCGAAGTCTTCGTCATTGTCACCGAGCCCGACGGTGTCGCCTCCCTCCTCGATCGCTGCTTTGACTTAAAACTTCCAATCGACAAGCTGCATTGGACCACCTGTCTCCCCGCCTCCGCCGGCTTCGACGGCCTCGAAGCCATGATCACCAGTATCTCGACCATGGATCAAAAGCAACTTGCCGATCAGCGGGATATGGGGAAGAAGGACTTCCGTGCCCCGGCCATGCGGTTTTTGAATGCGCTGAAAGATTTCCCATGCGAGCGGACTGGCCGACTTTATGGCTCCTTCACCACCTGGGACGACACCCGATCCTTAAATATCGACTCGCTGACCGGCTGGTCCCACATCGCCTGGGGCTGCACAGTGGGCTTCAAGCCGACCGCCAATCCGGGCGAGTGGGGGATCGCACAGAGCTTTATTTCCCAAATGCTTCTCAAAATCAACACCGACCGTCGATGCTACTTCAATCTCATCGCCCATGTCGAGAAAGAGATGGACGAAATGAGCGGCATCAAGCGGGTCATGGTGTCGACGATAGGTGCGAAGCTGGCGCCGAAGGTCCCGACGTTCTTCAGCGAAGTGATCCTTTGCAAGAGGCAAATCGCCTCGAACAGTCAAGCCGTCTTCACCTGGTCGACCATCGACTCCACTGCCGATCTTAAGAACCGCGCCCTTCCCATCGGCGCCACTCTCGCCCCCGATTTCAAACCAATCGTCGAGGCATATCAGCGCCGTAAGGCCATGATCAACGCCTCGAACGCAAGCAATCCTCCAGTCTACCCGAGCCAAGCAGCACCACCGACGCCATCGCTGCCGACGGCTCCAATGAAACCGGCGTCAAGCGTAGGAGCAACTAAGCCATGAGTAAGTTCGACCCCGACGACTTCATGCAGCAGACGATCGACGCCCCGATCTCTGACGACTACATCCTGTGTCCGGAGGGCGAATTCGAGGCACGGATCGACGACTTTGACTCGAAGATCTTCCGAACGAATGAGTTCGTCTACAAGCAGGGTCCAAGCGAAGGTCTTCCGGGCGAAATGACGACCTTCAATTGCCCCTGGGTCATCAACGACGACCGCGCCAAGCAGGTCCTCAACCGGGACAAGGTCATCGTCTTCCAGCCGATCATCCTCGACTTCGACGACAACGGCAAGCTTGACCTTGGCATCAACAAGAACGTCAATCTCGGCCGCATCCGTACCGCTGTGGGTCAGAAGGACATGCTTCCGTGGGGTATCTCGAAGCTCCGCGGCCAGGGTCCCTGCATGGTCCGCGTTGTTCACAAGGACATCAAGCGGAAGGACGGCTCGATGATCAAGGTTGCGGAGGTGAACAGGGTCGTCCCGATTAAGTAAGACACTGTATCTCAAGGTAGCTCAGGGTATGGTCCCTCATCCTTGAGCCGCACGGGGGACGCTGTAGCCATCCGATGCCCGCGTTACGGCGTCCCTCAATCTTCCTCTCACAGGAGCACCACATGGCTGAAGCATATAATAATCGTATAAGCGGCGCCGGCTCGCCAGTCGATCCCCGTCCTGGTTCTTCTCTCGACAGCCTTATCTCCAAACTCGGAGGCGCTTGCAGCGCAATCGTCCACCTAACCGCCCGCGTCGAGCAACTCGCCAACACAACCATGGGCGAAGCGACTTCCGATCGACCGCCAGCCCAGGTGAAGATCGACCATCCACCTTGCACCTTGCAAGAGCACATGGCTTATCTCGAAGACAACATCTCCCGTCTCGAGGCCCAGATCCAGAGGTTCTTCTAATGCACTTCGTAGCCCTTAAAGACATTGAAGTCCGCGATCGTCAGCGGAAGGAAATCGATCCGACGAAACTCAATGAACTCGAATCTTCAATCTTGTCCGTAGGGCTACTCCATCCTCCCGCCTGTTGGTGGGATATAGACGTGGCCAAGTGGGTTCTTATGGTCGGCGAGACACGCCTCCGTGCCATACAGAACATTGCGAAGAAGAACCTCGTCTTCAAACATGCCAGCGAGGACGTACCTCCCGGCTCCATCCCCATCAACCCGATCAACTATCTCAATGAAATGGGCCGCTTCGAGGCCGAGCTGGACGAGAATCTGCGCCGCGACGACCTGCCCTGGCAGGACAAGTGCGAGGCCCTGTCTAAGCTGCACATAATGCGGCGGAGAGAGAATCCCTCTCAAACCTTCATGGATACGGGGAAGGAGGTAATGGACAAGATCGGCATCACACATCCCCGTGCCGCCCTGAGGACTATCAGCGAGGCAGTTATCGTCGCCGAGCACCTCAACGACCCGACCATCAAACAGGCCCGGACGCAGAACGAAGCCCTCCAACTCATATACAAGAAGCAAGAAGAGAAGGCAATCGCCGCCCTCGTCAAACGCAACCTCATCAACCTGCGGGACCCAAATGGCACGCCTCTGGAGATACGAAACGGCGATCTTACCGTCGTCATGCCCGGTCTTGAGACGTCAATTGCTGACCTCATCATCGCTGACCCACCTTATGGGATTGGGGCAGGTGGCGCAGGCTTCAGGGCCCGAACTGTACACCACCACAACTACGAGGATACTATGGAGAACGCGCAGTTATTGGCTCAGACAATTCTCACCGAGGGATTTCGTATATGCAAGCCAAGGGCAAATATTTTCATCTTCTGCGACATAGAACTGTTCGACTGGCTGAAGGACGTAGCCAGCAACATGGCGTGGGTGCCATTTAAGCGTCCTTTAATCTGGCGGAAGAGTGAGAGCGAGGGAATGGCGCCGTGGGGCGGCTCTGGTCCCCGCATAACAACGGAGTTTATCTTCTATGCGACCAAAGGACAAAGAGGTATGGTCTCGTCGCCGATCGACGTCTTCGACGTTAAGCGCGTTCCACGCAACGAGCGACTACATGCCGCAGAGAAACCCGTTGAGCTACTTAAGCAGCTCATCGCTTGTACCACGTTGCCTGGCGATCTTGTTCTCGATCCTTGTTGTGGTTCTGGCTCTGCTCTTGTCGCTTGCAAAGAAAGCGGTCGAAGAGGGCTTGGAATCGAGCGAGACACAGACTACTACAACACAGCTCTGACAAACATCAGCAAGGCGCCGGTGAAGAATGAGACATGATCTCTTCTACGGCACCCGCGGTCCCCGAGACGCGAAGGTCGTGATCGTAGGAGAGTCTTGGGGGGCTGAAGAAGCCAGTGCACAGACAGCCATGGTTGGTACGTCTGGTACTGAACTGAACCGGATGCTTGCCGACGCCCGGATCGATCAATCCGACGTATTGTTCACCAATATGGTAGCGGAGAAGCCACATGCCAACGAGACTTGGAGGTTCTTCGAACCTAAAGCCACTAAACCCCGTACAATTGACCGCCTTGCGCCTTCTCCTTCGACTTGCGACGAGATTAGCCGTCTTTACTCTCAGATTACATCTCACCCTCGTGACGTGGTCATTGCGGCGGGCAACTGGCCATTCTGGGCTCTTTCATCTAAGAGTGGCGTGGAGGTTCTCCGCACATCGAATAACCGAGCGATCCCTGTGGACGATCAAAGGCATGTCCCAACCGGAATAACGAGCCACCGCGGCTCAATGTGGTATTGTGAGTTCAAACGCGAACTATACGAACCAGGATACTATGACCCCCATGTACCGACCAATATACCTCTACTCCCCATTATCCACCCCGCGGCGATCCAACGTGCGTGGTACCAGCGACCAGTCACGGTACACGATCTTAAAGCTCGCGTTCCGATGGCAAGAAAGCATGACTGGAGGCCAATCGGGGTCCAAGCCATCCATACTCCCTCCTTTTCCGACGTCGTGGACCAGCTCCGTCTGTGGCTGGCATCCGCTGACGACCTTCTCCGACTCAATGGCACCCTGCGACTGGCCTGCGATATCGAAACTCTGCGCCGCCGCTTTATCTCCGTCGTGGGATTTAGTTGTGGAGCGAGACAAGCGATTGCCATTCCGTTCATCAAATGTGACACAGCCGATGGAGCTTTTGAACCTTATTGGTCCGTGGCCCATGAGGCCATCATTATTGGACTTATTCGACGAATTCTTCTTCACCCGGCGATACTGATCGAGGGACAGAACTTCATCTACGACACACAATTCTTCCAATACGAAATGGGCGTAACGCCGACTGTCGACTTCGATACCATGATCGCCCAGAACACTCTCTTCCCCGGCACACCGAAGGCACTCGAATACCTCGCCTCCCTCTACTGCGACTACTATTGGTATTGGAAGGAGGATGCGAAAGACTGGAATACGGCAGGCAACATTCGCCAACTATGCGAATACAATAATCTCGATTGTATGTGGACGTATGAATGCGCGGGGACCTTGCGTATGCTCGTCCAGCAAATGAACCAGCAGCCGCAATACGACTTCAAAATGCGCATCAACGATCTCTGCCTCCGTATGATGAACCGAGGGATCAATGTTGACAAGACCTTACGTAATAAACTCAAAACTGATCTTAACGAGGTCTTGCTCGAGTTCTATACTGAACTGGAGCAGATCGTGCCCCAAGACATGGTCGAGCCGGGCCATAAAACCCGCTGGTACAAATCCGACAAACAGACTAAGAAGCTATTCTACGACATCTTTAATATGCGGATCGTCCGACACTCGAAGACGGGTAAGCCAACATCCGGTAAACAAGCCCTCATGCAGCTTAAGAGGTGGTACCCGGAATTTACAGGTCTCTTCAATCGTCTCGATTACGCCGGGTCAGTTGAGAATACGTGTCAGGTCGTCGCAACACCATTGGAGTCTAGTGGCCGTATCCAGTGCTCCTTTAATCCGGCAGGCACAGAGACACACAGGCTATCTAGTTCGGAAAATGCCTTCGGTCGTGGGACGAATTTTCAGAACCTCACAAGAGGAGAGGAAGACCAATGAAGGAAAAATACGTTGAAGCCGTCGCCAGCCTCCTAACAGCCGAGGCAGCAAAGACCGGCCTTCTCATCGAGGCAGGCTGGGCTGGCTACGCTCTGTCTCTCTCAAAGGGTGCGTCACAGGAGCAAATCGACGAGACGAAGATGGCATTCTTCGCCGGCGCCGATCACCTTTACTCCTCCATCATGAACACCCTCGATCCTGGGGTGGAGGAGACAGCCGATGACATGAAGAAGATGGAGCAAATACACAACGAACTCGGACGATTTCGCGAGCGGCTTAAACTCCGCTTCGCAAAGACAAAGGGGCGAGCATGATCTGGCTTAGACGAATATTCACCTGCTGGTGGGGAGGATGTGGAGGACGCGTATACGAGACGACCTGCACCTATCCCGACTGCATGAGCGAGTCCATGCTAACCCATCCATCGTGTCACGAGGACTGCAATACACAGGCCCCGTTCTGGCGATGTAGTTATTGTGGAAGGACAAGCGATGACTGATCAAGACAGAGGACATAAGAAGATTCTCGTCGTCGATTTCGACGGCGTGCTAAACAGCTATACGAGCGGCTGGGTCAGTGCAACCTTCATCCCCGATCCGCCGGTCGACGGAGCGATGGAGTGGTTATGGCAGATGTCGAGAGAGTTCAACCTGCAAATCTTCTCCTCTCGTAGCAAGGAAGACGGCGGGATCAAGGCCATGTCAGACTACATCGGGTATTGGGCGAAGAAGATACTCGGTAACGCCGAGCCCGAATACAGGGCCAACGCCGTCATCAACCGAATCTGCAACGACCCAGCGGCGTGGCCAACACAGAAGCCCGCCGCCTTCGTCACTCTCGACGACCGAGCCATTTGCTTCACAGGTAAATGGCCCACACTCGACGAACTAAAGGGCTTCAAGCCCTGGAACAAAAGATGAGGAATATCCTCGCTCACATTCTCGACGAGAACGGGAGGCCGAGCAAGAAGCTCATTCCGCCCCGTTCCGTTGGCATGATCATGGTCGAGGCTTGGACGGGAGTGGATGTCTGTTCAAGCTACGACCTGGTCAAAAGATGCCTCTTTGTCGTGAACCTACCCTATCACCATAATCAACCCATTTGGCTCTTCAACGGGGGCCTCGAAAACCAGTGGGTCCAGCATGGAGACGTAGTCGGCGTCACTAATAACAGGGGATAAGAACAATGCCAACAACCGCATGGTTGAGTCAAGAGGAGCGTCTGCCAAATGTACGTAAAATTCTCATCCCCGATCCGGGATACGTCTGGTTCGAGGGCGACCTAAAAGGCGCCGACGCACAAGTCGTCGCATGGGAGGCAGAAGATGAAGACCTTAAAGCCGCTTTCCGAGCCGGCATCGACATTCATGTCAAAAACGCTGAAGATATGTGGGGAAAAGAGTTCACGTGCCTTCCTACAAACTCTCACGCGAGAGATGCAAAGAGGCAGGAATGCAAGCATACAGTCCACGGGTGTAACTATGGTTGTACGCCTCGAACCACTGCCATCCAGCGCGGGTGGACAGTGCATGAAGCTGAGCGTTTTCACAATCGCTGGTTCTCTCTTCACCCAGGCATCAAGAAGAATTTCCATTCCAAGATTGAGCGCTGGCTTCAAAAGAACAATACGGTCCAGAACGCGTTCGGCTACAAGAGGATCTTCTTCGATCGCCCCGACAACAATTTCACCGAAGCCCTAGCTTGGATACCCCAATCGACGGTAGCTTTTAATAGCTTCTTCGGCTTCTTCCAGCTTGAGGAGCTGTATCCTGAAGTCGAGCCACTGCTGCAGAACCACGACTCGATGTGTTGGCAGTGGAAGAAAGAACTCATCCCCGCCAACGACAACATCCGCAAGGCCCTCCTCGTTAAAACGCCATACGACGATCCGCTCTATATCCCATGGGATTTGAAGTCGAGTGAGAAGAGCTGGGGGGATATGCAGAAGTGTGCCTAGGGGTCCTTTCACTGGCCTGTGAACTGCCCCCTTAACCTGAGCACACCATGCCTCGTCACCATCCCCACTGGCTGAAAGCGTACTGTGACTACACGGCGGCAAGTGAGTCGCCGCTCTCCTTCCATTTCTGGACGGCTGTCTCTTGCGTGGCCGCGGTTCTTAAGAAGCGGGTATATAGGGACGAGCTGATATTTAAGTGGACGCCGAACTTCTACATCATTCTCGTCGCCCCGGCCGGGATAGCGTCGAAGTCGACCAGTCTCGGCCTCGGCTACGACCTGATCCGCCGATGTAAGAATGTAAAGAACCAGGAACTCGTCGAATTCGGACCCGACTCGATGACCTGGCATGGGCTAGGCAAGAGGTTCGAGAAAGCAGGAGCATATGAAGAATATCCTGATTCTAGCGGTACCCTTAAGCGTGTATTTATGTCTCCTCTTACTTGTTCCATCTCAGAACTCGGCACATTTCTACGTCCTGACGACTCTGGCCTCGTTAGCTTTCTTACTGACGTATGGGACGGTAAGGATCGTCCGTTCGACCATGGAACGAAGGACAGCGGAGACATTAAAATCGACAACCCCTGGCTCAACATCATCGGAGCCACCACTCCCGAGTGGATGCAAACCAACTTCCCCCCTAATCTTCTCAGTGAAGGACTCGGATCGCGGACTATCTTTGTCTATGCCGATCAGAAGAGACAACTTACGGCATATCCTTCAAGACTCACACGTGTTCCAGATCATGCACGTAAAGCCACACAGTTGGTGGAGGACCTTCAGCAAATCGGAAAACTTGGAGGTTCTTACGAACTCACAGCAGACGCGTATACATGGGGAGAAGACTGGTACCGTCGCCATCATGCAGGAAGAGGTGTCCATGTCGCTTCCAGCAGGTACAGTGGTTATCTTGCCCGGAAGCAAACCCATATGCACAAGCTCGCTATGGTACTTGCGGCGAGCCAGCGCGATACTCTTGAGATTACACAGAGCGATCTTGAAGAGGCGGATACGCTCCTATCCACGACCGAGACAAGTATGATTAAGGTCTTCGAAAGTGTCGGCCTGATCGATGAGGCGAAGCACATAGCCGAGCTGGTTCAGTTTGTCCGAGCCTACGGCTTCATAACTCCACGGGACCTATACCGCCTATGCCACAACATCATGGCTCAGAAGGACTTCAACGCAGGTCTGAAATCCGCACTCGAAGGCGATCTGCTCGAAGTCGTCGATCATCAAGGGCAACGCGGGCTCTCGCCCAAGAAACAAAAGCCCGCCTCGATGAACGGTGGAATTCCCTAGGCGTCGCCCACCCACACCACGTCGCCTGTTGGAGTTTTCGCGGCGACTGCCTATCGTCTTTTCCTGGGAAGAAATATCCCCCCTTCATCAGACAGAAACCCTACGTCTGGATGCCAAAGAACTATGGCAGCCAGTGGCGCTATACTCACCGAGCTATCTTACTCGCCGAACGTCAACGGTTGACTCAGGAAATAGCCGATCGATCTCACGGCTTATGGGCACATTGCGCCTTTGAGTCGGCACCCCCCGCTCTCGAGCTATCAGCTCCCTTTCGCGACCTTGGATGGACGATCGAGCATTTTGTTCTGTAATCGTATAGCCCTTAGCAATCTGCGGAAGCTCTCTATTGTAACGCCGAATTGAATCGAGGACATCATTGATTTCGGCAGTATTGCCACCCTTCCGCGCCTCGAATAGCTGACCAAATAAGGTCTTCTGCTGCATCTCGTAGAATTTCTCCACCTCCGCCTTCGCCATAATGGAGTCCCATTTCGACTGCACCCGGAGGGCCTGATACCCCGTCGCCATAGCAAGCAACTCCCCGGCCTGTTCGGGGTCACGCCAATTAAACGAGGCAATAGTTGGGGCACTGTCTGGCCCGCCCCTACTCCTCTCTCGTCCCTCGCTGAATGCCCTCCACGTCCTCGTCATATCCGCTAACTGTCGAGGAATAGCACGTTCCCATCGTTTCGGGTCAGTCCCTTCGAGTTTATTGTCCAAGATAGCCTTGACCATATTGAACCCCACGGAAAATACTGCACCCGAGGCGCGTTGACTCTGCTCAGCAATGACCCTGTTGGGGTCATCTGTAGTGTCGAAGAGCTTGCCGAGCTCAACAGGCAAGATCGGCCCGAGAGTGATGGCTTTGTGCCGATCGAGAACCGGGAACGGAACATTTTGCCCTGCCACCTTACCATCGAACCCTCGCCCAGGGGTTCCGGTGACGAAACTGCCCATAAGATCGAGTAGAGCGGGTATCCCATATCCTTGCCTCGCTAGGCCACCTAAGACCATATCTGGCGGAATCTTGCCATCGAAATGACTAAGAATAAAGTCCCTCACCGCATGATCCACGTTCCAGTCTTTGCCGAAGAACCGATGCCCAACCATCTTAAGGATTTCTTTAAGATCGTCGAAGCCCGGTATCCCCGCCATCCCGCCCATGAGGGCAGCCATGACTAAGTAGCGCGGCAGGACGTCCGATTTATTATTCCCCAACATGAACAGCGTAGATTGCATATAGAGCTTGAAGACAAAGATCGTCCCAGCAAGCCTTCCTCGCATAAACCGGGGTCTCGCCCATCGAGCATATTGAAACTGCGTCTGATTAGTGACATAGGAGGCGGTGATAATAGCCGCCGCCTGCGCGTCATTTCCGAGGCGCGATTTAAGCTCGTCGTATTCGCCTCTGTTCGCATTGATAGCCTCCTTAACGATCGGAGCATTCGGCTTATCCAAGGCCAGATTAAGACCAGCCCTATATGCTATCCGGCGGTTCCATTGCTCCGCCATTTCGAACATCCAGGCGCTCTTCTCCATAAACGCCTGCCAGCCCTGCTGAGCCCGGTTCCCACCGAGCCCCTTCATCAGATTCATACCCTGTGAGGCCGCAGCCAGCTCCGACGCCTGCGACTCAGTAATGATGCCTTTCTGAATTCCATAACTCATCGCCACAGTATCGAACGAGGCGCCGCCCTTACTTATCGCCGCGCTATAAGTCCCCCGCTTATAGAACGTCGACAGCTGGCCCATCGCCTTCGCCATCGCTCTCGTCGCCGACACATCCCCAAACTTCGCAGCCAGATAGGGGAACGTGATCATCGGCGTCTGTGTGAGATTCTGCGTGGCGGCAGCAGGAACGTATCCCATGGCCCAGAGGAAAATACCCCCCTTAACTGCTCCGAAATCTCCCTTAGCCTCGAGGACGGTATTTTTAAGGTGGTCGGACATAAAGTCGGCAATTTTGTGAGCGTTATTCCCACCGACCAACCTTGCGGCCCGGATGTCGTCATTAAGTTCCCACGAATGCCTCGACCGTGCATAGTACCTCCCAAGATGGAAGAAGTATCTTGCGAAGGATCGCTGGAAGTCAAAGCTATACCCCTTCGTATAGTTCTGTTTGAAGGCCTTCGGGAACTTCGTCGCCGTGGAGTGATTATACATAAGATTCTCAAGCGCATCAATCTGTGATGGCGTGAGATTCAGCTTGTCCCGAATTTCTTCCAACAACATCGGCGGAAGTCCGATGAACGGCGATGCTGCCTCAGGGAGTATCCCCACGTCCGGGTCCGGATATCCCGGAAACTGCTTCCGAAGGTCATCCACACGCGTCTGCTGCTGCCGCTCAGCACTCTTAAATCCAACCCGTTCGAAAGTTTCGAAATGGACGGTATTGCCGGCGGCGTCCTTCTGTATGACATAATGCCTCCCGAACCGCATGAAGGGGAAGAACGGTCTCGACATCATCGATTGGGTTCGAATATTAATCTCGTCGATCTTATTCGCGAGCTTCACGGGGTCCGTGATCACCCGCATTGCCGTCTGCATCGCGCTCTGACTTACGAGCTTAAGTACCTCATCATTCAGGACCTTAATCTTCCGAAATACCTCAAGCCCTTCCTTACTCAACTGATGCTTCGCGACCAGCGCCTGCTGTTCCATCTGATTCGGATGCCGGACAACACCTCTTGCCTTCTCCTGCGGAGTCATGAAGTCGAGATTGACCAAATCATTGATGAAGGCAGTGAGATTCTCGCCCTGAGTCCCAAGTGCCTTCCAATCCTTCCGCACACGTATCGCGGCGTCGTGAATTTGCGTCTCGTCCAGTTGCATCCTCTTCATCCGCTCAACATATCGGATCAGCGGGGCGAAGAACGGATTGGCCTGAGCGAGTTGCTCGAGCCCGGCCATATATTTGTAGAACCGATTAATCCGCGATGCGTGGACGGCGGACGAGGCGGGACCCGGCGATCCTGGAGCCCCCATCGCAGCTGCCGCTCTCATCGTATCCGCCGCCGGACTCCGCTCGGGAATAAACATATCCGGCTCTTCCGCCGCCACCGCCCTCTGATCCGTCTTGACCAGATTGCTGTCTAGCTCGAGATACTGCGGATGCCCGAAACCAGCCTGCGTGGTAAGGAAGGAATTCAGCCAATCTGTCATCGGCTCGCTGGCGGTGAATGAGAGGCCACCGAACAGAGCCTGCGCATACGTCATCAGCGCCTTGAGCATGTCCGCAATGCCCTTCAGCGCCCGATCTACAATCGACAGAGGCTGTTCGTCTGTTGTCGCCCAGCGACTAACCTGATCCGCGAACCATTCGTCGAACCCAACCCAATACTCCCGCTCCGCCTGTGGGAGCGCATTCCAGTCCTTCTGTCTAAATCCTTCCTTCGTATACAGAGCATAGACCGAGGACATCCTCAGCCCCATCTTCTCCGTAAACCCACGAACTTGCTGCGCATCGGACAAAAACTTATCATACGCCCCCCGGATCGCGAGTTTGGTTGATGTGGGAAGAGCGTCGAAATGCTCATCCATCACCGCATGTCCGAATTCATGGGTCAGGACGCCCCAGAGGAACGTAGCCGCCCTCGCCCCCGCAATATCCGCCGGCATATCGAATCGCGAAAGATCGACCTCAATTGTATGCGTCCGGGTTTTGGGAATATAAATATGCGTTGCGAGCGATGCGAGGCCGCCCGGCGCCTTCGCCATCTGTGCGGGCGTCCCATGAATGGCGAAGTTGATCTTTCCCTTAAAATTGAACCTCTTCGCAAACTGTTCCAAAACATCCCCAAACTTCAACGCCGCCCTATGCGACGTAGAGCGAGCTTCAGGCGGAATATTACGTAAATCGGTCGTTTCGAAGACCTCGAATTGCGGGCTCTTCGGCTGTACCTCGGCCGGCTCCATCGTCGGGTCGGCCATAAACCGTGGCATACCCTGGCTCTGGAAATTCCACTGCGCCCGCCGATCGAACTCAATATATCCGACCTGATTGGAATACTTTAGACTATTCGCATCAGTCAATACACCTCTCTTCTTCAATATATCGATATATGAAATAGCCTCCGTACTGGTCTTGAAGCTATTTGGCAGGGCACTCCTCTGGTCTGGACCAGTAAAGAAGTTCTTAAATCCCTGTGTCGGAGCATAGTTCAGCTCATTCCCCTCCCACCTTCCCATCCCCCATCCCGTAACAACGCCATTCGCAACGAAGGGCCTCGCAATCCACGGACCATACTGGCTCGCCCGGATATTCGTTACGCCAAAGTCGCCGCCATACTGCCTCGCAAGATCGCGGGCCACCTTCGGGACAATCTCACCATAATACTTCTGCATTCCCTTATACTGTTTCGCCCTCTCCGGATCGACATTCGGATCAGTCGTAGCAGTGCCGTTATTTCCTGCTGAATACTGGAACGCAAGGTCGGGATTGCTCCATGTAATTCGTTGAATCCCCTTATCCGCCGCCCATCTTATGATACGACGTAGTAATAGCCTAGTCCAGTCTTCCGTCAACTTATACGGGGCGTCAGCTACTGCCTGCTGCAATATCTTATCGTGTTGGACGTTTTTGAAGAGAGCTTTTGAATACTCGAGAAATGCGTCGTGCGCCTTATCGCCCCAAGTCGTCCGGACATTCTCCAACGTCTGAATAACAACTTGAGCATCTTTCGCCGCGATCGCATTTCGGAGCCTATGATCATAGAATGTCACCGCATCAAGACTGCTCTTACCAATACCAATAAGCTCTTCGAAGTTAAGAAATGCGACGTCTTGAGCAAGCTGCAGAGCATCTGTCTCTTTAATCAATTTCTCAGACAAATAGCCCAACTTCCTACCCGCCTGAAGCCAGTCGGTCTGAAACTCCTCCACATGCGCAACAAGCTGACCGGAGTAATCCTCACGAAGGGTGATGCGGCCGTGAGCTATGGTATTCTCGTAGACTTTCTGTTCTTGACCATTAACTCTCGTCGTCTCGCCAAAATGCGGCGGCGTATAGCCTCTCGCCCGCCGAATATCCTCCTCATCCACATATCCCGTATTATTGATGAGCGCATCAACCGCCCTCTCATTAAACGGGACCTGAATGGCGATAGTCGCATAGCCGCGCCGCTCGCCAGGAGCGGTGTATTCACCGTACTCCACAACTGGCTTCCTAATAGCATCCCTCAACGTAGCCCGAAGACCGTTCAACCTCTCTTGATTTCGATTCCATTCTTCAAGTAGAGGCTGTCGGACCGTAACCCAATTCGTCGAAATAGGGATATTATCGAGCTGCGTATTCAGCTCCTGATTACGCAGCCAGAGGGTTGCGACTTCCTGTCTCGCCTCCTCCTCCCTCGGAAGCAACTTATTCGACGTATCATCACGAATGACCTCCTTCAACTTATACTGATTATCGCGGAGGTGATTGATGACATCTTGCTTCGTAATTCGCGGCGCCGAAGCCGTCGCTCTCGCCGCATCGCCCTTCGCCTTCTGTAATTCCTGCCTCTCCTGCTGTACAGCCTGAAGCATGTCTTGAGACGGCTTTTGACCAGGATTTTCCTGCTTCCACTGAACCAACGCCGCCTGGGCTCCTTGGCTCGGGGCGTCGAGATCGTGTTGGGTCGGCTGGATGTTCGCTCCATGTGCAGAGAAGAAGTCATCAAGCCCCGTCCACGTTAATTCATCGAGCTTAACACCACGATTGACAAGTATTCCCCGCATGTCCTGCGCCGAGGCAGACTCGGGCAAATACTGCTGCGCAACCTGCTCCGCCTTCGAATACCAAAGAGGCCCCGGACCCTGCTTTTCAGCCTCCGGTTCTACCGCTGCCGCCGCCCTTGTTGTCGGGATTTGGGAGGTAAAGTTCCCACCCTCCGGCGACAGAGTAGCCGGGGTGTCCAGAGAAGTATTCTCCGGCCTCGTAACTATCTCCCTCAACAGCCCGAGCTGCTGAGGATTGAAGTCCTGCCCTGGCTTTAGCTCCTCGAACGCTTGTATGATTTGCTCGGGGGTTGGCGGCTCCTTCTTTGTCGACGAAGGGGCCTCCTTGCTCACTCCGGCAGCGACAGCCCCAAACGGCCCTCCAACCAGAGCACCCCCGAGCGCATTCTCCAATATATCCCACGCTTGACTCTCCGTGAATCCCTTTACCCCAGTTTCCTTATTGATAAGGCCAGCCTTTACTGCCTCCTGAGCACCCTCCGTAACGCCTTCCGCAGCCGCACTCTTACCAGCTTCAATCGCAATTCTCTTGATAAGACCTTGTTTGACGAGCTCCTTCCCACCAGTAGCAAGCAACTTCCCACCGGGTATAAGGCCAGCCATATCAAGTCCCGACATGATTGGAAGGACCATGGCCGACAGCTTCGCCGCACGCGTCGGCTCAACACCCGCCGCTTTGAGGTCTTGGAAGACTTCACCGTAGTTTGGAGCCGCGCTGCCAGCGAATGCACCAATACCCGCTCCAATTGGGCCACCAACGGCATAGCCGGCAACTCCCGCGGCAATCGGAGCCGCCGTCGAAGCAGCGCCCGTGCCAAACGTCTCCCCTGCCCAGGTCGCCGCATCGCCGAACCCCTTTATATCCCGTAATTTCGGGGCGATGAGCTGATAATCCTCTGGCGTCTTGACATCTTTAAGATAATTCGCCCCAGTCTGTAATGGTTCTTTGAAATGGTCTGGGGCAAGAAGCGAAAGCCCCTCTAACGTCTGGCCATAGAGCTGGGGCTGTTGCTGGCCAATTCCCGTAACAATACCTCTCGTGACAGAATAGTGATCTTGCGGCTGAGACGTATTGAATACCTGATCGTCGGTCAGTCCCGCAGGAGTGGACGCAGAGGCACTCGCCGGCGGCGAAGTAGATTGAGGGCCAAACACATCGGCGTCAGACATTCCACCCACACCACTAGTCGCCGGAGCTATAGTGGGGACAGGAGCGGACTGTGCATCATTGCCGAATACTTCTGCGTCCGTAAAACTCATGGAGCTACCCACATCTGCCCGGTCCATTTAAGCGGACCTTTTGGCGTCGAATACACCGTTCCGGGCGTTCGGAGCTTAGGATCACGCGGCGCATCAGTTGTTCCCGCAACAGCGGGAGCCGCCCCGCCCGGCAATATGTCGCCAGTGTCCCCCTGATCACCACCTCCGCCCGGCGCGGCTGCTGGAGGCAAGAGACCAAGCTGATTGATGAGCGGATTGTTCCGAGCCCACGTATCCATATCCAGAACAGGCGCCTTCGGAGCCATCGGCGAACCCGGCGGCTTAAGAACATCGTTGTTCTGCTTATCAACAACGGCATTCGCGGCGTTCGTATTTCGGACATAGTTCTGATACATGGCCGAAAGTCGGATACGAGCTGACTGATCGGCTCGTAGTCTCTTCCCTTCCTCAATCGCGCCAGTGAGCGACGACCTCGTAGCAGCAGTATTGGCTCGAGCCTCGGCCGCCCCGGCCTGACTCGCCCTCAACTCGCTCTTCGAATCAATCTCCTGTTGCTTCTGTTCCTGTGCGGTCTGCGCGTTCATTGCCTCACCAGCCCCGCCAACACCTTTGGCGAACTGGACAGTTCCGCCTCCCCACTGCGGAATCATCGCATTGGTTCCGAAAGCGAGAAGAGCACTTAACATCTTCGGATCAGCCATGAAGCTGCTAACCGCACCCTGTGCCTGCGGGTCCGGCGTCACCCCAGTCATGGGACCGGGGGAGAAGTAGTCAATCGGACTAGCCATACACACCTCCCCATGCGCTCGGCTTCAGGTCCATCGCCTGACCAAGCGTTGTCGGCATTCGCATTCCTCGTCCCGCCCCCGGCATCAGGGCCTGAAGGAGCTGCATCAGCTCGCTCTGTCCCATTTGGCCTCGTTGCGGCTGTGCGGGCGTCGACGGCTTAACGACATCCGGTCCTGCCGGCTTCGTAATGCCGCCAAGAAGCTTCGCAATGTCCAACGGCGGCTTCGGTGTCGCGGGACTACCGATCGGCTTAAGAAGCGGATTCGTCTCCGGACTGCCACCATAGTTCCCCGGCGTTCCCTGACCGAGACCCGGAGGCCGAGCCATTGGCATCGGGACAGGCGCTGGCTTGGGCTCGAGAGCATCGCCAATCCCCGTCATCGCCTGGGACTGTGGATAGGAGACGCCCGGACTCTGGCTCATCGGCGGCGCATTCGGTGGCATCGCCGGATCGCCCGTCGGCATTCCCGTCGTCGGATCCATCGAGGGCGGCATCGGAGCTGCCCCTGTCGACATCGGCATCGCCCCAGCTCCAGCGACGTTCGGTATTCCGGCTGTAGGGGGCATTGCACCGCCCTGTGCACCGCCCCCTCCCGCACCTCCCGGCCCACCAAAGAGCATCGAGAACATCGACATCAGAGTCGTCGGGTCCATTCCTGGAAACATCTTCTCTCTCCCTTTCTACTTAAACAACCAAGGCATGAGAGCACCAGCTCCCGCCCCAATTCCCGTCCCGATTCCTGGCATCACCATCGAGCCCAAAGCTGCCCCCGATGCCGCTCCACCCAACGTCGACATCGCCATATTCGGCTGCGGAACCGACCCAGTGCTGACCGTCGTCGAGCCCGGCATGGCTCCTAACATCCCGAGGATGTCACGCGCCTTCGCGTAATCGAGACCGCCCGTATCAGCGAAGAAGTTCTGGACAAGCTCGTTGAGCTTCGCTTGATCCATGGACTGTTGGGCGTCACCCACAGCACTAGTAGCCTGTCCCGGAGCCGTAAGAGCGCCCTGCACCGTGGGGGCGAGACCCATCGCCTTGAGCTGGGCGTCAATGTTGGTCTTGTAAAGGTCCTCGGTAGTTTTCGCGGTTGTATCGCCAACGGCATTAAGCATACCTCGGGTGGCAATCCCTTCTGCAACTCCTTGTCGAGAAGAGCCGAAATTGCCGGTACTAACTGCCTCGTTCCGTATCGCGGGGAGCGCTTGCTCCTGATACGCCTGGACAATAGGCCGAGTTGTCGCATCGATAGTCCCCTGAAGAGCTGTATTGTATTGTGGGTCCCAAAAGTTCCCACTTGTCATAAACTTATTCGCGCCCGCCGCCGCATCTGCGACGCCCTGCATATTGCCCGTCGCGTCGAGCACCTGCTGCTGTCCAGATGTCTGGTTCGGATTGAACCCCGCAATCGTAGACCCCTGATATCGCTGCGGCGTCTGCGCTGCGAACGCCTTTAAATACGGCATCGCAAACCCGTACATCTGCTCCTGCTCCGGAGACAGCTTTACGGTCGTCGATTGCGTAGGAGCCTGACCACCACCGCCCATTATTGCACCTTTAAGGTTGTGACTTTGCGCGTGAACATCGTCCCGTGCTTCACGATGCCTGGAATCCTCTTACCCCATCCATCCCGACCATATGCCTCAACATACCCACACCCACTATCCAGGCAGAACTTCTCCAGTGCCGCCTCCGTAATATCGTAAAACTGGTCTAAATTATTCCCCGCAATCAACACAACCTTTAGCATCTTATTTGCAGGATAATGGACTATTTGAGTGAAGAGGATGAGGGAAATCGACTCTTTGGCCCCTATTGCCCACACATTCATCCACCCATCCAGAGCCGCCTGCCGCAGCGAATCCTTCGTCCACCATAAGTCCCAAACATGACGAATGGTCTCGAGTTCCTTATCGATCGCAGGCCAGTAGAACATGACCTGATCGGGGGTTAGAAGATATGCCTCACCATCCATCATTTAAGCCCATATACATCTATATCACCAGCCGTGAAGTTTGTGGCTGCTCCAGACCAAGTAAGCTGGAACGCATTGACAGGACCAAGGCTCGAAGAATCAATCTGATTAGCCAAACTCGGAGTGAACATAGAATGTACACCGACGTATTGATTATTCGTCTGATCACAACGAGTTATCATAAACATACCAACCGCCGTAGTAGCAGTCCCAAACGCAGTACCACCGTTAGCTTGCTTCACGCTACCATAAGACGCCCCATTATTACCACTTAACGCGCATTGAATAGCACGAGAAGTTCCACTACTCTGCCCTATACCGCGTAGAGACACCAAAAGCATCTTATAACCGGCGAGGCCGGTAAAATTCCACGTCGCCGCTGCGGGGAAGCTCGCCGACGTGATTAACGTCATTCCTCCGCCAGTCGGCTGAGCAAACCACCCCTTCGTCCCTGAACCATCCGTCCCGTATAGTTGGGAATTCCCCGGACTCCCCACATCACCAGACAGTTTCAGTCCCGAACCATCCGCCGTGATTGACATCTGCTGAACAGTCCGCAAAGACGTCTGGTCGGATATGATTCCATTTCCCTGCGGGGTAGCGATGCGGAAATTCGCCCACTGAACTATCCAATTCGCCCCATCTGAGATGAGACCCATTCGTTGATTCGTAGACAACACAACGCTCGCCGCCGTACTGCCATCGGGGAAGATAATAGCTCCGTCCGGCGTAACGACAGTAAGATTTCCACCACTTCCACCGTCGAGAGTATAGAAGGAATAGTTTACTCCACCATTACCAGTATTCGTCGGTAGATTAACGGTCCTATTCGCATTGAAACTAACACAATTCGAGCCCGATTGCGCTCTCGTCAACGTAGTTGGCGTCGAGCTTATACCAAGACTTTTATTGAAGCCCCAAAGAGCGCCCGATTCGTTCGTCCCAGCAGCTCCAATCTTAACCCAGAGGCCATTTTGGAACCTATACGTCCCCGGTCCATCGCCCGGATTCCACGCTGTCCCATCTGCATGGACGACCATGCCTTCGCGGGGGCGAGTAGGCGCGTTTCTCGACGGTCTTAAGTCAACTGCCGTCGTTTCATTAAGATCTTTCGACAGAATACGCAATTCTTCCCTAAGCCACTGACGTAGCTCAACAACATCACCCTCGTCTGGTAATTCGCGAGGATTATAGGACATTAATAATCACCCAACTGCTCAACATTGAGCTTATACCCATCAATTCTCCACTGAACACCACTTCCAGCGAATTCTATCGCCATCGCCCGACCGCTCATCGGCTCCGGATCACAATACGGCGCGACCGTCGGATCATGTATGTCCGCCTGCCCCCAAGTCACCGGACCATCAACCGTTGTTTGCATTCCAAAGCGGGCGCTGACTGGTCCGCCTTGAATCTTTGGCCAAACTCTGTTCCAAAGTGTCTCCCTCTGGAAATCCACAATGGGGTCTCCATCCCGAGTTTTACCCGTAATAGAGGTAGCAATTCGTTGCAGGGTGGTATTGATGGCGGCGCCGTCCCTTGTCGTTCCTGAGTCCATATTGTAAATCTTGGTATTGGCAGGGGACGCGAGAAGTAGCCTCCTTCGCTGAAGATCGGACCAAGGTCCCGTATCGTCATCCCAAAGCTCCTCATTCGCCTCCCAATCCTCATCACTCGGGCTCTCAATCCCACCCACCGCCGCATGACGGAAGGTGATGCCATCGGCCTCCGTAATCGGCCACACATTTCCATGCGAATAGTTCATTATCATAGCCCGATCGGGCACACTAGACCCCGGACCAGGATAGCAAAACCAAATCTCCTTAGTAACGGGGTTATCGAATAGGAAGCTCTGATCAAAGTTCGCCGTATCGATCTGACTGAACAGTGTCTTCCTCTGTCTCTTATCGAGAATGGAGTTGACTGTATTTCCATTGTGCCAGATGATATCGTCTTGGGTGACGACGACCTGTTTCGTCCCATCCCCCGTATTACAGACACATCTCGCAGCTAGGATACCGGAGGTGGTCAACCAAGCAGACTCTCCGAAGTCGAAAATAAACCTTCCACCGATAAATCGAGCCTTCCATGTCGAACTTTCCTTATAAATAAACATCTGCGAGCCGAAAGGCAGGGCATCCTGCAAGACGCCACTCGCTACGTCGGGAAAATCTCTCCTCCCCGCATCCTTCGTCGTGTCAGTATAGTCCCACGAATTCGGCAAGCTCCCCGGATCGGCCGGATGACTCCACTGACACGTGTGAGGCATCGTGACGCCGTTGTCGATCAGACTAAAAGCCATCAAATACGGGCCGAAAGACCGAAGAATCTTCGTCCTAAGTAGTGCAGGCCAATTGGTAAGGTTTGCGAGCTTAGTCCCAACGCTTTGAGTACCCCAAAACTGAGGAATATCGGAACCATCGTTAAGCAGAGGCACGCCGCCAAGGAAAGTCCCATTCCAATTGGGAGTATCCGCTGCCGTATAATTAACATCAACCCCCGCGCTCTGCCTCGTGATATTGGTATGATTCGCGCCGTCATAGACATATGCCTTCGTTAGGCTCGTATAGATCCAAAAGTTCGCCGCAACCCCCGAAACCGGAAGAAGGAAGTGCGGGGCGACCGTCGGCGTGCCAAAGACCTGGGCCCAGCCAAGGAGGCTTTCGAGCCCATTGTCTCTCGCCCGCATATTCATAGCCTGAGTCCAGGCTTCAGGCGGAAGCTGATACGGCGGGATATCCGCTACCGCACCGAACGATGCGATTTTGTCGATCTCAACTTCCATCGTGTTTAAACCCCTTATCAGCAATCTGATTGACCCGACTGATCGTGCTCTCAACCATCCGAGCCATTCGTTCTTGCGCCTCCGTCTGGCTCTTCACAAAAGCGTCCAGACGCTTCCCCTGCGACAGAACTCTCTCATCCATCGCATTCATCCGTTCCTCGTGGCGGCCCTGTGTAACTAACACAGCGACCATTTGCTTCATCTCCGCCTCAACTCCTGCCATCCGCTTCCCCAGGCTATTCACGGCGTATGATATTCCCCCAGCCGCAAATACTATAGCCGCGAGGTTAATTAGAACCCCCATTGCGTCCCATTGCATCGTTGCCTCACTTGCAGAGCTTAAGTTTTAGCTCCTCATTTCCTGGACAGTTACAGAGATACGTCTTCTCATTCGCCGCGAGGCGATTTTTAATCTCTGTCGTCGTCGCAATCGAACCTACCCCACGTTGCCCCGCGAGCGGCTGATACGCCGAACAGAAACTGTCACTTGGGCTCAAGCTGGCGCAGGAAGTCGTCAGCAGAACCAGGATTACTAGTGAATTCTTGAAGAGCCTTCTTGCCAAACTCCGTCCTGGCCAAGATAATTGCGCTCTCACGTGCGATCTCCTCGTCTCTTCCTGCATCGTGCGCCCGCTTATACTCAATGAAATCAAAGATAGCGTTGACCATCTTGAGCAAAGCGAGCGCCAATTGGACCCAACCAGACATTTACATACCCAAGCTGCCGACACCACCGACAGGCGGCGGAGGCGTCTGGGCCGACACATTCGACGGTGTGGCCGCGGAGATCGCCGGCGTCTCAACCGAATTCGGGTTAAGATTGACGTTCTTCACGATATTCACACCATTCGAATCTTTCAGCGTGGCGACCTGGGAGATAATAGCCGACTTGCGGCTAGTAACGAACGTCCAGATTGCCGAGCCCAACACGACAGCCGGACCAGCGAATTGTGAGATCGCAGTCGAGATGCCAGTCCACTGGTCAGATGTCATCCAGCCGAAGCCGCTGACAATCATCCCAGTGAACATGAGAAGCTGTTGCATAAGCTGTAGTTGTTGCGGAGTCATTATCCTACCTCTCTTTTTACTACGACTTCAACTCCCGGCGGAGCCTTAATGGTGATCTCCACCACACCCTCCCCAACCGGCTCCTTCACATCACCCCAACTCTTGACGAGCTCATTCTTATCAAGGGCTGAGTTGGTGTCGACGTTCCCCGTGACACCGGGGCACCCTGAAGGCTCTGGACCCATATTCCCATCACTATACTGCCAGAGCCAATAATTCTTCCAAATCTGTGTCGGCCATTTCGGCGTCGCCCCGTATTGGGCAATCCAGAGCCGATGCTGGGCGAGGAACGCGTCAGTCTTCACCCCAACCTGTTCCTTAATCACATTTCCGCTATACAAGACCGGCCGACGGCCACTGAGATCAGTGACGGTTTGTAGAAAGAGCTTAAGATCGTTGAGCGAAACGCCGGCGTCCTCGTGATCGGCGGCGAGAAGGTCCTCCGGCGCCACATCCGCCTTATCGACGAAATATTCCGCCTGCTTCCTCATATCCCCAGGACGGAGAAAGTGATACGCTCCCCAAAGCAGGCCCGTATTCCGTGCCGCCTTCTTCGCGGCGACGTAATTCGGGTCGACATAATTCGTCGACTCGGTCGCTTTATGGATGACACCCACGATACCGGCGAGCTTTACATCCACCCAACTGGCGACGGTATTATGATGCGAGAGATCGAGAACGAGACGATTCGGAGCCATGTTTTATCCTATCTTATACAGCCGGACATCGGCATACACTTCATTTTCGCCTGAAGATATCGCTTTACCGCCCTTAATTAACGGAGTCGATATAAGCTGATTGATTGTATAGTTTTGGAGTTCGATACTCTTCGTCCCCGCAATTGTGAAGCGATCGGAAATAGATGTCTGGATGCAGATGTCCATAAGCTGTATGTTGCCGCCACCATCGTCTTGCCCTTGCCATCTTCCACCAACTCCATGGACAAGTGTGGTCCCGTCAGTTGTGTTACGTAGACGTAATTTGCTCATACAATGTTGGACGCCACCCTGGCTCGCACTTCCAGTGAATTGCGTTGTAGCGAAGACCTCAGCCCAATACGTCCCAGCCGCAAGTGAGATCACATTCGCTGACGTAGTGACAGTAAGATCGTCTTGTTTTTCAGTCTGAAGAGTTCGTGTACTCCACGAGCCGCTAGTGAGCGCATCACCGTCTGTTCCACTACCCTTCTCATCTCGAATATGATAGAGGCCTTTAATGAAACTTCCCGCTTCGAGGCTCAACTTCGCCGGCGTCACATTCGCATCAAGGAGGCCCGCTGTCGCTACCTGACCAAATTGAAGAACTGCCCCATTTCGTAACAATACAAGCCCATCGGAACCAGCCACAATATCGGCCGGATCACCGGACGAATTTGCTGATCGTCCGATAACAGACAAACCAGCACTATCCCGCAGAATAGCGTCAGTGACAGCGTTTGCAACCATATCTCCTGTTGTGATGAAGGGGCGAAGTCGGACCGCAACCCACGCCGTTCCAGTCCACTGGACCAATGCTCCCTCAAACTGACGAGTGAGGATCATGTCCGTAGCGCCGTTAATCGTCCCACTGAGAGTGACGGTGTTGGCGCTGGCGTCCGTCTTCATAACAGTCGTCGACCAGCCATCATCCCCCGCCGTAAGAGACGGAAGTGAGTGACTCTGACTACTGCCCACCGCATTCGCGACGACAAGAGCATTCATATCCGTCGCAGCAATAGCATCGCTAGTTGTCGTTGCACGGGAGCGAGCGAAACGAACCGCTCTATCCGCATTCGGGAACGTCCCACGCAAGACCGCCTTAATCAGTCGAAGGTGGTCATCGCCCTGCTTCTTCTTATCCGTTCCGGGCGGATTAGACTGATTGAGATCGGAGACGAATGAACCTGCTTCGAGACTCATAGGTTAGCCCCCATAACTAACGGACCGGCACTGTCTTCCAGTGCGAGAATGTCCGCAAACGTCGCCGCCCTGCCACGCTGACGAACACCATCGAATATCTGCGCTGCTCTATCATCCCGCATGTCTTGGGCCATACGGAAGCCGCATTCCCCAATCAACCACCACTTCGCGCTCTTATGCGCGAGCCATTCGTTCGCAGTGGCGAGAGCAAAATCCTCCGCATACTTATAGTAAGACCAAGTGAAGGTGGTTGTAGTCGTGGCGGGGATGATGAAATCGATGACCTGATTGCGAATGACGTAGACTTTAAAGCCATTCGTCATCGTGAGATCACTGCCCTGATACGCTTTTACGGCGTCGGCATAGATCGCCTTCGGCGAGAGAAAGGTCGGCGTGCTCTCATTCGTCTTGACATAGTGGATATATTCGTCATCTGAGGGACGGGCAAAACGCGTCGGCAAGTTCACCGTATGGCCGGGTGCAGTGAGGATAAGAGACTGGCTCTCCTGGAGAAGGAACTTCGGCAGCGTCTTCCCCATTTCGAGATCATCTTGCGCCTCTTGAAAACACGCAGCAATCTGCGTTTCGAGCGTGTTTCCCTGCCTCCGGAAACCAAGCCCCCTATTCACCCTCTGAACCGCTTCTGAACCAAGCATTACCAAGTCCCCCACGTTCCCATCTGTCCCGGCGACACACCGATGACGGGCGGATTCCTCAACTCACCCAAGACGATCGGCGGAGGAGGCGGCGGAAACAAATTCGGATTAAGCGGTTGCGAAGCCCGCACACTCGCCGGATAGAAAGGCCTCTGCGGCAACGGCCAGTCGGTTTGGCGGAACGGAAGCTGATCCTGACCGATAAGATTGACATTGTAGGCCGATGCCCAACCTCTAGTCGGCTGCCACGGCTGGCCCGGAGCCGGCCAATGATACTGATTCAAAGGCATCTGGACGCTGACAGCGAGCGTCGAGAGTAGGAGATTCTGCGTCCAACCATTCTGCCACGAAACAGGCAGCGATCGGTCGCTTCTTACAACACCAGGAGGGAAGACATCCTGACCAACAAGATTAGGATTGAAGTAAGATGTCCACGTCCTATCCGGCTGGCTGGCTCGTTGAGGAACTGGCCAATCATACTGCGCAAAAGGAACGGCCTCGACAGGCGTTAGGGTGGATTGCAGAAGGTTCTGCGTCCATCCACTTCGCCACGAAATCCCTTGCGGCTGCGAGACATATATACCATTAACCGGCGGGAGAAGGAGCTGGAGCGCGGACGAAATCCACGTCCTATCCGGCTGCACAGTACGCTGCGGTAAGGGCCAATTCGTCTGATTAAACGGCGTCTGGTCCGCGGTGACGAGGGTGGAGAGGAGGAGATTTTGTGTCCAATCTCTCCGCCACGAAACTGGCTGAACCTCATCATAGATCGCCGGCTTCCGGCCAGGGGGAAATACATCCTTCCCAACAAGATTCGGGTTGTAAGCCCACGTCCACGTCGCGCCCGCAGGAAGCGGACTTCTCGGCGCCAGATCGAACACCGCACCCTTACGTCCGGGCGGCATCGCATCTTTGCCGATGAGATTCTGGTTATAAGACGATGTCCACGTTCGCGTCTGCGTGGGATACGGGCGAGTTGTATTCTTGTTCTCAGCACTCTGTGAGCCAGCGGGGGCTGTAGCCGCACCTGCGGGTTTAAGAGCAACACCCGCAATCGTCCAATCTGTCGCACCAGTCCAGGTCCACGAATGCGTCGTGGTCCCGGCGGCGCCAGGCTCGTCACTTATTCGATTATCATGTTCGCCATTCGAGACGATAAGATTGGCCGCCGCACGCTGCGTTTGGCCAGCTCCGATAGTAATCGAGGTCGCCGCATTGCCGATAATAATGCCGCCGACAACAACATCGCCGACAGCTGAGGCAACAGAAATACTCGCAGAGGCAGAAGTTCCTGCCCCGGAATCCGCAGCGGCCACCACCCCTATCGGCGTCGTCTGATCGACGCCAGTATAAGACGATCCTGTCACCGTCACACCATCATTCGCCCCGCTAATCGAAGCGACGATATTGTGAGTGCCGGTTGCAGGATTCTTCAATCCCCAGAACGTGCCACGAAGCCCGTGACCGACAGGATTGACGTTGTTCAACGACGTCATGGCGACGCCGTTATAAGTCACACCTGTAACATTGCCAATTGCGCCCGAAGTAAGACCTACCTCGACGATGAGGTAGGTGTTAGCTCCAGTGACAGTGTGCGCCGAAGTGACCGAACTCGGTTGAGTGAGATCGGTCTTGGTAGACGACGCATCAAACGCAATGGCCATTTAGACCCTTAGTATGGCTCGTAGAGAACGTGCGCGTTGCACAGTCCGCTCGATCCGCCCGAAGTCGACGAGTTGAACAGAACACTCTCACCCAACGCCGCCGTGTTTCCGAGAATGGACCACTGTTGCGTGGGGGAGGCATTCCACCGCTCAATTCCGCCGAAGAGATTCAAGCTGAACTGAAGCTTAGGATCGGTGGTCGCCGCGGATGCCTGTGGACCGTTGGTCGCCGCAGCAACGAATGTTACTGGCGGAGCGGCCAAAGCCGCTGTCGACGGATGCAACGGACCGTCACTGTTCGGCGACGCAAGGGCCGTCACTGCTCCAGCTTCCAACGTCGAGGCCCTAGCCAGCTGCATCGCGGCGACCGTAGATGCTGTCGCCATTCCGTTGACCGAGACCTCAAGCACATCGATCAACTGGGTCGACGAACCGCCCTTAATCGCTCCGTAAGTCGCGTTCGTCAGGTTCGCCGTATACGTCGCGGCGGTAAACGTCTGACCGAGCAGTGCAAGACTTCGTTTAGCCATTGTTATCTCCTGGTTTGAGGATTGGACGGGAAGCGGTTCCGCCCACAATGACAAGCTTGCCGCTTCTCACTTCATCAGCGAGCTGCTGAAAAGACCGATGAACGTAGCCGGACTCGTGCGTCACGGCTGCACAGCCGTCGCAAAGGTATCTGTCACACTTGACGCAGTGATTACGCGGCCTCGTGCGCCACGGATTCTCGACCCAGACGCCGCCGCAATGACAACATCCGAGAGTTCGGAGCCGCGTGACCGAACCCTCCTTCACTGCGTCGGGATGGATGCCCATACTCTCCGCCTTCGCGGCAGGTATGCCGGGACTCGCTCGATGATTGAGCTCGAGCTCGCCAGAGTGCGCGTCTTTCGTAAAGAAAGCCATCAGAAGCTGCTCCTAATCGCCTCGAGCTTCGCCTCAACATCGCTCAGCTGCTTCTCTCTCGCTACGATGTGTTCGTCGAGCTCTTCAATCTTCGCAACCCGCACGGCGACATCAGCGTCGAGGACTCTGAGCACCTCATCTACATGAGCCTGCTGTTCTTCGACGAGCTTCTTCGACGCATCGACGATTTCGCGGCTCTCCCTCTCCGTCCGGACCTTAGTATCAATGGCGGAGTCGGTTATCTTCCTCGCCCACTCGACCATCTCAGCAGCTCTCTGCACAACAGCATCGCTGTCGCGGATGAGCTGGAGCATATCATTCTGAAGGCCCTGAAGAGCAACACGCTCATCCGTGAGCACCTTGCTCTTTTCCTCCGCATCGGCCGAGACCTGCTTGAGCTCCTCAACCTGCTTCTTATATTTCTCCGGATCAGCCAAGACGGTGATCAGGGCCTGAAGCTCACTCGCCCCAGTGCCGATCGTGTATGGACTAAGCATTTGGGGCTCCTTATGTATCTGTCACAGCAGAGACCTTCATGGTCCCCGGAGCGAAGTCTTTGATGTTGACGCCGAAGTATTCCGTCTGGCCGGCAGTGAGCCTCTTCGACGCCCCAGCAACCGCCGTGGGTGCCAAGCCGAATAGAAGATTCCCAATCCCATCCAGCTCAATCCGGACGAACTTGGTCTTCACGTTGAACGCGGCGCTGAGGCCTGGAGTAGCAGTGAAGCTAATCACCTGCTCAGCGATCGACGGCTCCTCACCGACAGCTTGTCGAAAGCCGCCGGTGACTTCGGTCATCTTCTCATATTCACTGATGAACATTCTTGCCATTTCGACCTCCGTGAAGGGGGTAATTCACCCTACTGTGAAAGGACCCCTTTAGTTGACGGCGGCCGAGAACGGAGTCGCAGGCGCAGCTCCAGACAGTTGGCCTCGAACATGCCAGAAGCCGGCCTGGACGTCTTCAACCTCCACCCACTCACCGAGGGTGACTGAGCCAGTATTCGTCCGATCGAGGGTGATAGTATCCGAGGCTGCCACTGCGGCGAAGGCAAAGTTATTCACCGTTCCCAAATCGGAATCGAGACACGCGATAATTCCGCGCATCACATCAATTCCGTTCTGGACCTGAATCTTATGCGACACAGATGTCGCCAGGACACTCACGCGGAAGAGGAATTTCGCGCCATTCCCTACGCTCTTCGGCAATGTCACGACGCTGCCAGCGAGTGTGTCGAGAAGGATCGTTCTGCCGTAGTGCTGGGCTTGAAGTTGGAGCGCCGCACCCGCCGGAACGGCCGCCTGTGTTAGCTTCTGTAATCGCATCTTCGTCTCCTTGATGTTTCATTGTTATATGGAAAAGGAAGGGGCTTTTGCGCCCCTCCAAGTATCAGGGAGGCCCTACGGCGACGTCTGGGTTCCAGCCGCCGCGAAGCCGACCCATCCAAGAGCCTGCGTTGTAGACCCCGTACAGATCAGCTCAATTGCCTGCGTCGCAGTACAGACGAGAGCCGCGGTGAACGCGGCGTCGCCGTCCGTTTTGAAGGTGATCGAGCCACCACCTCTATTCACAACCGTGAACCGGAGGCCCTGGATGGCAGCCGATGACGTCGGAAGCAAGACGTCAATCGCACCAGCAGGATTGAGGAAGAGAAGAGGCGGCGAATTCAGCGGCAATGCCCAATTGTCCGCCGGGATATAAGTCGCCGACTCCATCACAAGACCGCGCCCGACACGGATATCCCGCATACGAGCGCCTTCGATATTAGTTCGACCCATGAGGTCCTCCTTTAGGCCGGTCTCGCGGGATTGCGAGCCGATTAGTCCATTGGATTTTAAACCAACGGTCGTTAGGCCGAGATATTTCCGAGATACGCCATCGTCAGGCCGCCGTAGTCGACTTCCATCGACGCATCGGTCTGCCAGAAGCCCCGACGAACGTCCTCGTCCTTGTTCTGGACATCATCGGACGCCTTTCCATCAGGACGGCCCTTCTGGGTGACGTATTTGATCGCGTCGAAGTCGAGAATAAAGGCGCTCTTCCGATATAGAGGATGCCGGGAGAGGAGCGGATGACTCCGCAGCATCACCTTCCCGTTCGGGAGGACGAATTCCTGGAAATCCATCCCGTAGGTGGTGACCTTGTTGTTCACATTGAACAACACCTCGTTCGCGAAGATCTTCGACAGCTCGATGAGAGCCTGATTGCCCGCGAACACAATCCTCTGATCGCCCGCGCCGGTGTCGAAGTCGAACACAGGAGCGATGGCGTCCAAGAAAGACGATGGTGTGACGCTAGCCGGGAAGACCGTTACATTGGTTGAAGGAATGAACGACCGAATGCCGCCCATATACCTTAGTGGTTTACCGTTTTCGCCCACCGTCTCGCTCGGACGCCCAAACAGCATCGACCACTCGATATCGGAAGAATGCTTGAACATCTTCCGCTTCTTGTCTTCCGAGTAGTTGTTGTTCGTCCGGGTCTTCGTGTTGTCGGCTGTTCCAGTCAGCTCGTAGGTATCTTTGAAGATCTGGATGAAGTTGTTGTACTTGATCGGATTACGGCTGACTGCCGGCGGGACGCCGGTGCCTTCCGCGTAGGCCGAAGAGATGACCGTGAGCCACTGATCGTTCGCGATCGACGCCGCAGTGGTTCCGCCAACACCTCTAGACACAGTAAATATCGTGTCGGACTGGACATCCTGCACACGAACGATTTCGTGGTTGAAGGTGGCGTTGTCAGCGAGAGGCTCAACGAGGAGGATATCCCCGTTCTTCAAATTCGTTGCAGTTCCCAAATTCGCCCCCAAAGTCGTCGAGGTCGGATCAAGGCTATCCACAACGAAGACCGTGTCACCAGCGGCGAGCGCGCCATTGATCTGGAGGCGAATGAGCACGTTGCCCTCAGCCCACCATGCGAACTCCGGGTCGTCGGTCGTCCGCTTTCCTGCCTTCGAAGACAGGGCGAAGATCGGCGCAGTACCATTCGGATTGAAGCGGAGGATTCCCTCACGGAAATTTTTCGGACGCTCGTCCGTCCCCCAGTCTCCGGTTCCCCGGAGTCCAGCAATACCAGACATCTTTTTAACTCCCCAAGGACGCGGAGCGTCCTAAGACCGACTTAGATCACTGGCCAGCGAACATCGCTTCCCAGGGCTCCAACTCGGGTGCTTGACCATTTGCCGCTGGTCCCGGAACAGCCGGGACGAAGGGCGATTGCGGAGGAGGCCTGACACTAGCTGCGGGAGGACTTCCAGCTGCCGGATGCACTTGTGGCTGGGCAGTTCCGCCAGCGACAGGAGCAGGAGTTCCGGTGAACGGAATCTTTGCAGCCATCATAACGAGAGGACCGAGAAGATTGATCATCTCTTCCTTCGACACATTCGGATTCATCTGTCGAAACGCCACACCATACCTATTCACGATATCCCGATGCTGGGCCTTATTGAGCTGAGGCCACGCGGCGTAGAAAGAGTCCTCGTTCGTAGTCGCACGCTTAGTATCTTCAAGCCCACGCTGAATCATCGTAGGGATCAGTTTACTAAGCTGCATCAGCATGTTCGCATTCGTCTTTACGAAAGTTCGTGCGCAAAGCCGTTGAACTGTGCCAACTGTGTCAGTCTCGAGTGCCTGGACTTCCTCTGGAGTGAGCGCGAACATAGTCGCGGCCACATGGTCAATGGTCGCTTGCTCATTCGATAGAATACCCTGAGCAAGAACCGCGGGGTCATACAGGTCGAGGGCAGGACTTTGACCTGAGGCGGGGGGAGTCGCCGCCGGGGGTTGACCTCCGTCTCCTGGTGCCGCCGGCTGAACGACTGGAGGCTGTGCTGCTGCCGGAGCCGCTGGGGCTGGAACAACAGGCGCAGCCGCCGGCGGAACACCGACAGCGGGAGCTACAACCGGGGGAGCAGGCTCAGACCCCGGAAACACTGGATCGGCCGAAGGGCCGTCGAAGATGGATTGGAAATCCAAACTCGCATCGCCGGGAGACGCATCTTCGCGCGTCGTCGAACCAGCGTTGGACGGATCGGGAGGAGGCTGCGGGCCTCCTGGAGCAATGGTAGGGGCCGCCGATGCAGGCGAGGCAGATGGCGGGGAGGAAGATCCGGTTGACCCGGAGCCCGTGGCGCCACCAGCCGGTGCTCCAGCAGCCCCCTCATTGGGTGGCGAGAAGACAGCGCGATTGAAAACGGAAAACCTATTCATTGTTCATCTTCCTCGGTCTTGCGCAGCTCTTCAGCCACGGCTATGGTAACAGAAGGCAGGTCTCTGGCTACAACCAATCCAGAAAGGGCGCCCTTTTTGTACTCCTGAGCAATCATCCCATCAATCGAACCACTTGGCGACAATATCTCATCTGCTCTTATCTGCATCTGGGCTTCGAGAAGCCCCTGATACACAAGCCAGCCAGGATGCTTAATTAGCATACGAAGCAGGTCGCCGCGCTCCTTATCAACCGCATCGGCCTTGCGGGCGGCCTTCCGCATTTCCTCCTGAATCTTATCAAGTGGCATATTCGCTCGTCCCCGCTGCTTCGCCTCCAAGTTGAGGCAGACCCGCATCGTTAGAAGCCGACATTCCAGGGCTCGCCATGCCGCCGGACCCACCGGGCGCTGGTAACATCGGGATAGAGCCGGGGGCAGGCTCCTGACCAGGCTGCAAGACTTGGACCTTGAACTGATTTATATTCTTCAGCCCGCCAAGCTGCGCTGTCCAGGCGAATATCCGCCCCCAATCGTATGACATCGCGACTTGTGGAGGCATCCTCATTATACCAGCCAAGACCTCTTTCCATAAATTCGCCTGTGCCATTCGATCGATGGGCAGAGTTCCATCGACAGGGATAAGATCAAAGAACCCGACAATATCCTCGGGAGAGACGTTCATAAAGTTGGCGCCGGCCTCAGTAGCGAACGACCCGACACGACGCAGCTTCGCCTGCGCGCTATACATTTGTTGACTAGTCTGGACTAGCTTCTGACTATGAGGGGCGAACCCCATTCCAGACATATATTCGGAGATTGTCTTGAGACGATTAATGCCAAAAGCTGTGGTAGTTCGGACTTCCGTAGCTGTCTTCCTCTGGTTTCCTCCCATAGACCCCATGATTTGATCGTTGATTCCGATCGTTCGCTCGCCAATCGCGAACATCGCTTGGAAGTCGGCCATATGAGCCTGAGTAACATCTCGGACCTCAACCTGCTTAAACATCTGATTGAGGTCAGTTCCATAGGCCTCAGGACGAAGACGCCACAGAAAACCAGGACCCGTATTTTGGACATCCTTGATAACGAGCTTCGACGGGTCGACAATAAACTGGTTGTTGAGGGATTGACGGACGTTATAAAAGTGGGAGTTAAGCAGCCAGTCAACGGTGTTTTGGATGGGGTCCATGATTTCGAGAATGCCACGCGAGTAGAGCCCATAACCTTCTACCTCATTCTCCATAATGTCGAAGGGGAACTGACAATGCCACATACCAAGCGGCGTGGCGCCGCAAATGAGGGAGAGGTCCTCGGTTATCGTAAAGCACCAAATCTGCGGATAATTCGTCTGTCCCACGCCCCATTCTTTCGGGACGAGATTGACATAGACTTCATAGAAAACGCCTCCCGCAGGATGCTTTACTTTATCATCAACAGCAATATCCTCATTCATCAAGGGTCGTTGGAGGATGGAGGAGCCTTCGCTAGACCCACCAACACTGCCCGTCCGATCCGCGATATGGCCCGCAATTTTGTCAATGTTGATAAAGTAACCAGCCCGTTGTCGTTCGAGGATTTGGTTCCAGCCGAGCCTCTTACGAATACCAAGGAACTCACCACTCTGAAACCTCTTGACTGGTACCCGTGGATCGGGAAAGAAGTCCCACGGGGATACATTATAAACACAGTTCCCTTCATATCCCGGAATCTCCTGCGTGACCTGATACACACCCATCTGGCCAGTATTCGGGTCTTGCATTTCGACTAGCTGGCCGAAGTTAAGTATCTTCTTCTCCCAGTAGCTTCCAATAACGCCGATCCCATACTTCCCCGTATCGTAGAGCCAGATATAATACGGGACAACGAACTGACCCACCTCATACTGATATCCAATCAGCGCCTCGACCGCTTGGACCTGCTGCTCGCCTTCGCCATGTCGCCCGTTGAACTGATGAACGGGCGAGCGACTAAAAAACACCGATGTCCAATAGGTATGCGCAGACATGAGAAGAGCGTAGCTGTATGGAACCTGGATCGTTGTGTACGAGGGGACGCCAGAGAGATCACGACGGTTAGTCCGGATGGCATCCGCCTCACTCGGCTTGATGTAGGCGAGGGTTGTTTCTTCGGCATCCTGCCACTTAAAATGTTGGAGCTGTTGACCCCGCTTTGCGAGCGCAATTCGGGTCTGGAGCATCGAGACCAGCTTCTTATGAAGCGGACTTTCTTGCGGGATATTAAGTGAGCGAGCTGGCATTATGGAGCCCTTCCTGCTGTGATGTATCCGCCGAAGTCCTCCACATCGTCTGAATCGAGCTCGCCACTCGCGCTCAGACGGTCGAGATAAGGGTTCGCCAAATCTGCAAGGGCAATCGACGATGCATCGAGGTCGTCGTCGTTCCCCTGATACGTGGGTCCATATTCGTTATATTGTGAGATAAATGCGTCGTTTTCCTCCCCGACAACAAGTAACCCCTCGGGACCCAGGGTGCCGATTGTAGACATAATTCGCGCGAACTTTTTCTGCTTTGTGACGAACGGGATAACTTGGAAATAAGTACCACGCCGCTTCATCTCCTGCTCGAGCATCCACTTTAGAACCCTCTGGTAAGCAATAGCCTCAACAACTATTCTAGCAACACGCCATTCACGCGCCAGAGATAAAGCAGTAGTAACAGACCAATTAGGCTCATGGCCCCGATTGCGACGATAATCCAAAAGCTCGTATCGTCCTTGGTGCCGCCCCCAGACATACTGAGCCTCCCAATCCTTCGTCTGCATAGCCCGCGCTATTTGCGCTTCACTTGGCGGCGGGACGGGGTCGATCCCCAGAACTGCATAGCACCCGCGCGGCTTCTCATAATCTCTGATATTAAGCCACGTAGTGCGGAAAGAGGATGTCTCCTTCGAGATGAGACGACATTCCATTTCACGCGCAAATATCGAAAGCTTATTTCTCCTGACCGCCGCCTTCTTATCAGCACGAAGTTCCTCTGTCGTGAAACGATCAGGCCATGAACTGATCTGGTCGTCCACACCTGAATCGAGTGTCTCTTTCGTCCAACAAGGGAAGACGACACTGTGCCATTGATCGTCGTTAAGACACTGCTGGCTAATATCCTCTTCGTGCTGGGGTGTGATGGCCATGGCAAGCTTGGCATTCGGTTCATCCGTTATTGGGGCGAGACTGTTCTTGACCGCCCCGAGGATGAGATTAGATGTCTTTTCCCTCTGAGCTAGGGTAGCCGCCGTCTCGTCCGTTTGCGGGTCATCGATGATGATGAGGTCAGGTCGATAGTCGTCGAAATTAATTCCACGCAGAGAGCCAGTAATTCCGGCTCCAAGGACGTTAACGGTATGGCCAAATGTCTTATGAACAATCTCGATTTGACTCTCTTCCCATTTCCTCCCTTTCTCGAGTCGGAAAGTATCTCGCCAGAGATGATTACGCTCGATTCGATTCTTGAGCCAGGAGACAGAACGGAACGCATCGGCCTCACTTACCCCGATATAGAGGATGGTCCGAGAAATTCCATATGAAATCCTCTTCGCGGCGAAGGTCCGGAGGGTAGTTGTCTTCCGGCCGCCGCGGAATATTTCGAGCATAACAAGCCGCTTCCTCGGGTTCTCGAGCGGCTCCCACATCTCCTTCGCCCAGACGGGGCTTTTCTGCCGGAAGGTGCCAGGAAAAAAGACCTTTCCAAAAAGCTCTGAATCGACCGCGCATAGTTTGACTAGCTCCGCTAGATCAATAGATTGCGGGGTATCGGTCTCAAGGCTGTCGGCGGGTAGAGCTAGATCTTCTTCTTCCGCCACTTAAAGACCCCCCATTGAGGCGGATGACCATCGGGATCATCGCTTAGAATGTGCGTTTGTTGGACGTAGGCGAGTAAGTCCTCGATCATTACGACTTCACACGGAAACGGCATCTGTGGGTCGTAGGTCTTAACTATCTCGACGCAGAAGACCGGCTTCTGATATATAGCACTCAGGACCGGCTTGTATAACTTCTCGCATTGCCACCACGTTTCGGGCATGTGTTGGCTTTTGACTTCGAGGAGAAATACCAGCTCAGGCAAGACAATAAAGGCGTCAGGAATAATAGTACGATAACCATTGTCGTCAGAGAAATGTATGCAATGCTGAATATGAACAGGCCGATGCATGTGGCCCAGACCATCGTGCAGCCACTCGTAAACCTGCCACTCATATCGTATACCGTTCGCTCTTGCGGCCGACATACTAGGATGAATCTGCGTCTGCGTTCGCGCCGCCCCGATTGAGATATTACGTGGGAAACCGACGAGAGGCTTAAAGCGAAGCGGCGGCGGGACATCGACTAGGGGGTTGGAGTTTCCCTTGTCACTAAGTGGAGATATTGAGGGGAGCACCATCTCTTACCTCTTACCGTCACACACTGTTCCCGCCGCCTTCTCCGGCAACCCCGAGGTGCCGAAGCTAGTAACCCACTCCCGTCAACTCCTAGGGCTGAACGGGAGGGGCTGGTGTTGGCGTCGGCGCTGCCGGGGTATTCTCCTGCACAGCGGCGGCGAGGGAGGTGGTGTTGGCCTGGATGTCGTCGGCGAGAGCCTGGAGTGCCGCCGGGTCTTCAGCCTTGATCGCTTCGTCGAGGCGTTGGTGCAAAGATTCGAGCAAGGTCTTCGCTGAGGTAATCACCGCCGTCTGCTCCGCCACCCGATTGCGGATGTCTTGGATGTCCATGAACATCTCCAATATCGTTGTTTGAAGGTGAAGTAGCTTGTGGAGAAGGGCTACCATTTGTAGAACTGCCTGGAGACCCCGTCCCCACTTCCACGGCAGTAAGCTCGAGAAGGTCGAGCTGTTCCGGCTGATTAGTTGGAGCTTTGCTCCGAGCTGGGAGTTGAGCTTCTCCGAATGGCGGAGGAGAGAGAGAAGGTTGATGTTGGATAAGTCCATCGTAGACTTCAGCCCTCTTTCCCTCTGCAATACGGAGAGCATTCCGCGCTTCCTCTAATGCCGTCGCGCTGACGCCTTGAACAACAACGGTCTGCGTTCGGGCATCGTTGTTCACTGTCACCTCGACAGCGGGGGAGGTTTTAGGTGTATAGCCGAGGCGATCGAGAGCGGAGTTCATGGTCGAGGTCGCGAGGGCGAGGGGGACTTGATCCTTCTTCTTCTCGAACTGCTCAATGACGGAGTCGAGGGAGAGCTCGGCGACCTTCGTCAGCTTATTGAGTAGGGTGAAGTCGTGTGTCCGCCGCCATTCGTCTTTCCGCTGGGCGAGGTATTCGTTGAACATATCCGTGTTGACGATCATCGAGATCGTGTTCGGGGCCTTACCTAGCTCCTTTGCGATATCGTTATTCGACGCGGCGGGGGCGCGGATCAGGATGTCAGCGATCGCGGAGTACCAACGGTTCCACCTCCCTTCGTAGGGATTCTTCTGCACTGCCATTTGGCGGCGCGTGACGTGGGATCGGGCGGGTTCAAGGGGCATTTTCTGGCTCCAAAACGGATATAACATGGGAGGGAGGGTGGCGTAAGGGGATAGCGATAAGGGGGCCGTTCACAGCATTGTGCTCTGCCCCCTTCACCCGACATTCAGGACAGGTCCCTCTATCCACGCCAACTCGCAGCGCCGCGTGTGGCCAGGCCGAACACACATGAGTCGTCAATAGGGGACGTATGGCACTGGAGCATAGCAGCTATGCGCGGCCCGGCTGGGGAACCCATGCTGCACTGCACCATCACGCTTTAGTGATCGGTAGTCGGGCGATTGGACTTGCATTCCATACGTAGGGTGCTAATGTATGTATGCCGGTTGGCAGCGGGGCAGCCCGCCCCGCGAGCCGGCGGAGCACTAACCGCCATGACGAACATTGACGAGGATACCAACGTGACCCGCAAGGCAGTTGCCAAGCACTTTCTCCTGGACGAGAATGGCGAGGTCACGCAGGATGAGACCAAGGCCAAGGGCTTCCGCTATCACCAAATCTCGACTGGCGAGAAGTTCGACTACATCGTGACCCCGGCCGCGATCCTCATGCTGGCTTGCTTTGGCGGCAAGACACTGGCTACCAACGAAGCCTCTCAGGTTAGGAATAACCCGAAAGGCGCCGGAGGCGACGCGGAACAGATGGAGGCGATCAAGAATCGTTTCGCCCTCCTGGACCAAGGCGAGTGGGTGGACAGGACCCGCGAAGCCGCCGCCCCGAACCTCGATTGGCTGGCTGAAGCCGTGGTCACGGTCATGCTGGCAGACGGCAGGATTACGGAGGAGCAAGCCTCTGGTGACGCGAAAGCGAAAGTTCGCCAGAAGCTCGACGACGACGCGGCCTACGTCAAGACCGTTCGTCAGCATCCCCGAGTTGCCGCCGAGTACGCGAGGCTCGCGGGAAGGGTGGTCCGGACGACCGACGACTTGATGGCCGCGATCACTTAGTTCGCCGAAGGGCTGCAAGGACGGGGCCTCTGGGAAACCAGGGGCTCCGCTCCTTTTTTCTGGCCCTCCCGCGACCGAACACAACCGAGACCCGCAAAATCATATCTCAACAATCGGCCTACGATGGCCGCCAGTGCGTCGGATCGGGGGCGCCGCTACCTTGGGGGCGCAACACAACCGAATCGCATGGGTGGCCGACGTAGGGCATTCAACGTCGAGATCACCTCTACGACACGTCGACTCATACATCGGCTGATACCTCGAGCTAGCTCTATCCCGTAATTTCCGTCTAGGTACCCGCATGGCCCCCCGCCGAGGTACCTAAATTCCCGAGGTAAGTGGGTTCCTCCCCCCTCCCCGAATATTTCTTATAGACCTCTATAGAGACCCCCGAGCAGGGACTCCCGACTACGGGCGCCGACGTGGGGCTCTCCCCCGGCCAGTGCGGGTATCTCAGACCAAAAGCGGGTTCTGAGCTATGTTAAGGTAGGACAGGACGTAGGAGTCGACGTAAGATTGAGGTATCGTTGAGTTAGGACATAACAAATGCCTTAATCTGAACACAATCCTGCCCCACTGTTGCCACATTTAACCTCCACAATCAGGGCGCCATCCGGCGAAGGTCCGCCCGGAACCTGGCTCAGGAGCACCAAATGCCCTACACATCCCACACCATCTACTTCGGCACACTCCAGACTACGGTCGGCGTGACGATCAGACCGACCCCATCACTGACGCTGGATGAACTGCACAAGCTGATCGCAGAGCTGCAAGCCATCCACGACGATATGGAAGCCCGCACTTCCATGCTGGCAGATCAAGGCGAGTGGAAGCGATGATCCTCGGCTTGGCCATCTACGACCTAGCGACAAAGAGCATCCGCTTTGTGGTGGAGGTGAAAACCTCCCCACGGGGCGATGTCTTCATCCGTCTAGACCACACAACGCCACGCACATACTGTTTTCCCGACGCATGGCGGGGCGAATATGAGTGGCTAGACGCCCACATCCCGCTCGCAGAGCGATTGAAGTATGAGACTGACTTCGATCTCATCTGGGGAACAATGACGGAGCACCCATGAGTACGCCTCTCCTACTCGCCGACCCGCATAAGGACGTTCTACCGCATTCCTACGTCATGCAGGTGACAACATCGCAATGCTCTTCTTGTGGCCACATCGGCCAAAGCTGCGAGACATTCGCTAAGACATGGATGAAGGGACAATGGGGAAAGCCCTTCCCTAATCTTCGACCCCTGAACGGTCCGCCGAAATACCGCCTCCCCATCGAACGGGTGACACGAGCTAAGTTCTCAATTCCCTTCTGCGACCACTGTTTAGACCCGAATAAGGTGGTCGAGAACCTCCCCTATCCACCCACCCCCGCACCATTGAAGACAGTCGTTGGCATGACGCAGGACGGGACGCTGACGGCAGCACCCAAGCCAGCAAAACCCAAGACGGCGGGATCGAAGTCAACCAGCACCGACGACTTGATGAAAGGTCTGGACCTATGATCAACCTTGTATATCCTGAGAAGCGCCGTGTCACAACCCAACAAATCGCGACGTGGTGGCATGACGCCGTAGACAATGGTCAGATCGACCGCGCCGCCCGCCACGGTGACGAGATCGTGACGAACGACATGATGGTCGCCGACCTCGAAGACATCGGCTTCATTTCACGGGGGAAGGACTAATGATGAAGATCAAAGACCTTACCACGAAAGACCCCATCTTCTCCCATCATAACGAGGAGACAGGCGTCTGGACCCACATCGCCGCCGCCCGCTTGGCCACCGCTCTGGACGGCAAGAAGGAATTCATTCGCCCCGTCACGATCGACGAGAAGACATACCAGCTCATCCTCACGTGCAACGGGGTCGAGCAACCCTGTGTCGAAAGATGGAAGGTTCGCTATCTCCTCAACGCATCCGACCCATTCTCTCTCCCCCTTCCCATCTTCATCGAATGGGAGGACAAACATCACACCCTCGCCGACGGTAACCATCGCCTCTGCGCGCTCTATCAACTCGGCGTACCACGTATATTAGTATACCTAGCTCCCCCCGATCTCTGGCGTCAGTTCGAGGTCGAACTCTCGCCAATGGCTCAAGCAATCGTCAACATGCCGGGATATATGTCCGGCTCCTACTCCCACCTTCGCAAGAAGGATGATTAAGGGGCCAGTTCACAGGGCTGTGCATTGCCCCCTCGCTCTACCTCCAATCCACAAAGGGACCACAAAATGTCAAACGTAACAATCCGATCCGGCCTCCCATCCAAGACCCCAGAGTCGAATGACCTCGACTACATGCTCATCGATGGCTCCGCCTCGATGCAAACGAAGTGGTGGAACTTCCTGACCGCCGGCGACATCTTCCTCGAGGAAGCGAAGAAGAACGGCGTTAAGTCCCATTTGGTTGTTCACGTATTCGATACCGAAGATCACGAGATGATTCAGCGTGACGAGCCTCTGGCAACCGCTAAAACGTTTGCTGAGGAGCCAATCGGTTCGCACTTCGGTGGGACACCCCTCTATGACGCCATCGTCTTGATGGGTATGCGTCTTAAAGAACGCAACCCCTCGAAAGCCTCAATCGTCATCATCACCGACGGCGACGATCTCGACTCCCGCACCAACGTCAACGATGCGAAGCGTGTTCTCGACTGGTGCCGGGCGAGAGGCTGGCAGGTGACATTCATCGGCTGCGACTTCAACAACGACGACCAGAGCAAATTGCTCGGCGCCGATGCCTCGAACACAATCGGTGTGGATCGCAAGCTTCTCAACGACGCCGCCCGCAATCTGGCGACGAAACGAGCCGCATACAGCCGCGATGGCGACAACATCGCCTTCACCGACGATGAGAAGAAGAAGTTCGGTGGCTATCTGACCGACGGGACGAAGTAAATGACCAAGACGGAGGATCTTAGGAGAGAATATCATCGTCATCGCGAAGGTGAGACCGACACATTAGTCGCCGCCTTCGCGATGATATATGAACAAATCACGGGCAAGCAAGTCTCCGACCGACTCCGTGAACAACTCTATCAAGCGGTGCGCTTCGATGGCTGATTTAAAGCTCGAGACACTTATTAAAGTCCTCATGATGACGACGAGCGACACCGATGGGGAGGCGCTGGCGGCTATCCGCCGCGCCAACTCCATGCTCAAGACCGCCCACGTTGATTGGTCCGAACTCCTTCACGGCAAAGTCACCGTTGTCGCCGACCCCTTCGACTCAATCGCGGCGCCGCGCAAGGCGACCTCATCCGCATCCGTCACCGTCCCCCGTCCACCACAGGCTCCAACATCACCTTTCCGCTCAGCGACGCCGGCCTCGCCACCACCTCCACCCCCATCGAGCTATCGGCGAGGTAATACCAATCGCTTCGCCGCCGAATGCCTCACCTGCAACGCCCACGTCGACGTTGGCTACGGCGCTCTCTTCTCCCACACCCACAACGGTCAACAAACAACCTGGGTCCTATGCGAGCCCTGCAACGACAAGAACCGAACCAACCAATACACCTCTGCCTTCATCAACGCCGCCGTCAACATCGCCGTCCGTCGCAAAGCAACCCAAGCCCGAGCCCGAAGGGCAACCTTCACTGGAACCTGCTACAACTGCGACAATACATCGACCACCAACACAGCCCGAGCAGTAAGTGGGACCACAAATCAGCTCTTCTGCATTCGCTGTGACGAAGCACTCGATGATGGCTCGCTGAACATGAATGCCGTAATCACGAACCGCCAAACACGGCTCGCCAGCCGCGGCCCCCGAACTAAGCGCAAGGTCACCACCGCTGACCTTATGAAAGACATCGACTTTTGAAACCACAATGGACCAAATGCTTCTCCCCTCAAGTCAATGCGCACCACAACCGCATCGACGAGTTACGGAATGCGGTGCTCCTTCGTCCGAGCCCGCATCCCCTCTTCTACGGCCTCCGCGAACCGAATGGCTACTTCATGGCCGAATGGGACAGTCTTAGTCCAGCTGAACGGAAGGCGATCGAACGCGACGCCGAAATGCGAATGTTCCAAATCGAGGAGGCAAAACTCACATGCCCCGTATTGTACTCTCCAACGCCGCCCACACTGCCATTCGTCGAGCGACGATTCGAGAAATGGGTAGCTGGTCTAACGAGTGGTCAAGGCGCGTACCAGGGACGAACTATTGGGAAGTCGAGCTCTCGCTCGAAGCGATACAGGACATAATGACCTACCAACACCCACGCGAACCCCTCTCGGACACCATCGTCCGCATGTTCGCCATCTACGACAGAAGAAGGAATGAGCATCGCCATGACCGCACCAATGTCTAATTTCACAAACGAAATGCGCATTCGGACCCAGATCATCACCCTCCAGTCAGTTGAGGTCGCTGCCCTCAAGACCCTAAATCATGCGAGCACCACAGACCCTCAACTCCGCCAAATACTTCAGCTCTTCGCCGACAACATTGCGGTGGAGATTAAGGAAATGCGTGGAAAACTAGAGGACAAAACATGACCAAATTCGTCCCGCCGAAGAACAGTTCAGTTCCACCACCCATCCCATCCAGCGAGAAGGGGTGGTTCTCCTCTGTCTTCAAGACCCGTCCGCAATTGGAGGCAGAAATTCGGACGCTCAAAACCGAGAACGCCCTTCTCCGAGCCCGCACTCACACCATCATCGCCGCCGACGGGAGTGGGACGCAGGCCAGGACAGAGCATAGCAAAGCTGTCGGCGCCCCCACATCTATCCCATGCGTTCAGTGCGGCAAGACGCGGGACATTCTCGGCGAAATCCTCGCGAAACATGAAGGGAAGTCCTATGCCAGATGAAACGAGGACATCAGTCCCGTCAACAACACGCGCCCCGTCGCAGGAGGTCGTCTCGCGAACCAAGAGCGAACGAGCTATCGAAGACTCCATGCGACAGTGGTATGCAATGAGAGACGAACGAGACGAGGCCCTCTCTCGCATCGACGAACTCGAGCGCCAGCTCTCTCAAGCCACGACGGAGACTTCCGTCTATCTAACCCGCAATACGGATCTTGAGCACAAGTATGAAAACCTCCTTATCCGCTTCACGCAAATCCAATCCGCACTTAGCAACGTCGGAGGGCTGGCAGATACCATCTCCCTGTCTGTTAGTGAGGTTCTATCTCTCTCCCGCACCCGGCTACCTCCCCCGACCAATAGGTCGGATGATAGTGAGGGACATGTACGACGCGAAGGAAGTGAGCCTTCACCTTCAACTTCTCCTCAAATCAGGGATACTCTCAAAGCCCTCGACGAACTCACAACCGTCCTCGACGCGAAAGACCAAGCGAGGGAAGCGGAAGAGGACGAGAAACTCAAGGGGTTAGCCCGACGACTATCCCCTGAGTCCGAACCACCTATCGTCGATGAAAGAAGGAAGCCTTCATGGCTAAGTTCCAATTCTCAATCTCCCAAACCATAACCATGGACACGGCCGACTGGCCTCAACGCGGCCGCGACAGACTAGCGGCGGAACTCGAGAAGCAGGGTTGGCGGCGGGACAACGGCATGGTCCCCACCGCCGCAATGCACGACGACGCAATTCGTGTGCTGATCGACGAGGACAAAGCCTTCCTCGACCATATCCGTCACGACATGCGGAAGCTCGAGACGAAGGACGTCAAAATCGTCTGTATCGATCGCGAGTTCGATCCAGGCACACCCCTATCGATCCCGGCAGCACCTGTCCCGAGCCAGCCAACCGAAGGCCAGCTCAAGACCAAAACGGCGGCCGAAATCGCCGCCGAGACAGCAGCTAAGGTCAACGCAGCACACGAGGAGGCCAATCGTGCCAGGGCCCAGACGCATAGTGGGACGAGTGAAGTGGCAAAACACCAGCAACAGCCTGATGAAGGTGCCAAAGGCACAATCGCGAGCCAGGCTTCTGCTCGGCTCGACACCGTCAATCCGAACCCCAACGCAGCGGGAAAAGGGGACTCGGCTTCGACTAGCAAAGAGCAACCCAAGAACCCAACTCTGACCCAGCCGGCTCCCAAGATCGACGATAGCAAAGCCGGCGCCATCCAGGGCGCCCGCGACTCAACGCAGAAGAAATAAGGACCAACTCATGAATCCCCATGGCGGACAAGGACCCACATGTCCTAAATGCGGCAAGCCCGTTCTTGCTGAAGAGAAGTTTAAGCTCCGCCATGGGGACGTCGAACACCCGTCCTGCGACGAGATCAAGCATCAGATTCCAGTAGAGGAAGAGAAGAAATGAACTGGACCTACCTATTCCCTTCCCTCTCAATCGCCCTCAATCTCGGCGCAGCGACAATGTACGCATTCAGTTCCGATTGGAACAGAACAATCTACTGGCTGGCCGCCGCGACCCTGACGACCTGCATCACAGTGAGGTAGAGATGCGAAACGAGATCCACGGCCCACCCGAGCAACTCCTCATTCCCTGTGTTGGTTGTGGGAAGGATGTCACCGTCCTCCACACACCAAATGGCATAGTACCGGGGAACTATGCTCTCATAGCGGATACTGTCTGGCACGACGAGTGCTGGGCCGAACAAGTCAAAGACTGGAAAGGAAATGGCTATGACACGTAAGCCCCCAGCTCTCTCCTCCTTCGCCCCCGAAATCCTCGCGACGCTGATCGAGGGCTCTCGCCGCACCATCGAACTCGAAATGCCCTACAGCGAGGCCGTCGTTATGAGGATGCGGCTGCACTCTCTCCGCGCCCGTATGCGGCTGGACGGTCACGCCCTCCTCGACATCGTCCAGGGCGCAAAAGTGACTATCTCCTGGTCCTTGGACACGAAAGTTCGTGAATCAACCCGCGGCGTCCGCTACCCAGCTGAGCCGGGGACTGTCGTCAAGCTCATCATCGCCCCGCAAGACCTCAAGTTTACTGAGGCAATCAGGAAGGCGGGGATAGCTGTCGAGCCGCCCCCGGCCATCGCCGCAATCGCGGACGTCGATCCATCCGGCATCACACCGGAGGATGTGATTGAGGACTTCTTAGGTAAGAAGAAAGCAGGATAGCCTCAAAAATAAATCGCTGAGCCCGGCACCGACTGTTTGACATTGGTAAGGGGGCAATGCACAATAGGGTGATCGGCCCCCTCCCACAGAGGTCTCTCTAATGTCTCGTAAGCACGAAGGCGACTTAATTATCAAGTGGAAGGTGACG